TGTCCTGTTGAGCTAGATCTCATGATTCATCATATTGAAAAGTATGCTGAAGAGTTTAATTTGAACCCAGAAGTCCATTCTGAGCTTATCCTATTAACGGAACTAGCTGAGTGTATTATTTATGAAGATAGGGCAACTAAGATTCTAGCTTCTCCAGAAGCTAATCAATTCTTATTGGTTGAGGATAGGTTTACGAATGCTGGAGATGTTTTTACTCAGACTGGTCTACATCCAGTAATGATAGTTAAGGATAAGATGAAGGCTCGGAGAATGAAGATTCTTGAGTCTTTACTTGGTACTAGAAAAGAAAAGGCGCGAGTTATTAAAACAATTATGAATACTGGCAATGACTATACTGGTCGTATAGGAAGTCTTAAAGCTAAGATTGAAGAGCTTAACAATAAGATGAATGCCAAAGATGAAGAAATGGAAATTAAAGAATAGAAGAGAGACAGTATGAGTATTAATGATCTTTTTATTGCCAAAATAACATGGCAGGAACAGTTGGCGGTCTTAACGGAAAAGTTAGAGTCCGAAGGTAAGTCTAAAGAAGAGATTGCAAAAAACGAAAGTGTAGCTGAAGTTTTACATCTTATTGACATGTTCACACGGGCATTGATGCTTAAAATTGATGATGAAATGGGTAAAGACCCTCTATTTGTTGAAAAAATAAAAGAATAATGGATATTCTTGATAAAATAAGAGCGATAGTTCTTGATACTGAAACAGGTGGAACTAAGAAGGATTCGGGAGCTTTAATACATGATCTTGCTACCGTAGAGTTTGATGTTAATACCTGGGAGCCAATTCCTGGGGGAGCAAGATTATATAAAGTAGCTACTCCATATGAACAAAGCACCTCTCCTCTTGTTCGAGCTGGACTTGAAGGTAAGGTTGCATCCTATGAGCCATTTGATTCTCCTAGAATCTTTCAGGGACTGAGGAGAGCAAACGAAAGTTATAATGAGTTTGCCGGCAAAGTTTTACAGCAAGTATTTCAACCAACACCATCCGGTAAAACAATATTAGTAAAAAACTTAAATTTCGAAGCATCCTTCTTCCAGGATATTCTTAATGATCCTATTAATAGCAATATCAGAGATGAAATATTTGGAAATCTTGCTGGATATGATAAATATGATCTTACTAAGGGGACCGGAAGAATTGGAATAACTTCGTTTAAAGTTCGTCAGGCTGTTACTAGAGCTAATTTGGCAAGTTCCGAAATATTGACTAAAGGTATGTCCGGAGATAGACTTGCTGCAACGATAAATGAATTTGCTACGGCAGCCGAAGAGACGATTAATGCCATATTCAACCCAGTAGCTAATAAGACCCAGTTCCTCGATATTGACCATATATCAAGAGGTATTATTGCATTAGGTCAAAAGCATGGATTGTTAGCAAAAAGTGCCGACTTTTATACTGGAGTCAATGCTGAAACTCTAGCTTTATTATTAAAGCAATCTGGAGTTGCTCACTTTGCTTTAGATGACGCCCTTCAAGAGGGAAATACATCTGGTCAACTTATAGGATTGTATCGATCACTACAATCTGGCAATGAGGCAGTAATTAAAGATAAGTCTCTTCAGAAGGTGTTCAGGACATGGGATAAAGCTAGATTAAAAGCCGGCAAGCAATTTACTTCTATTGAGAATTATCTTCATGCTCAGCATCAGATCTTAACTCACGGCTGGACAGATGATCTTACTACTGGCAACTATATAAATAGGGGTAAGGGAACGTTTGTTGAAAATGGCATAGAGATGCCATATGACGTCTGGACTGCTCAAAGAATGAAGATATATAAGCCGTCCGATGTTACCGCTCACTATAGAAAAAGAGGATTAACTAAAGATATATTTAGTGATGCTCAGGCAAGAGAGCTTGAGGGTCAGATATCAGCCCTAAAGGGAGCCAGCTCTGCAGCAAAAGAAGAGCTTGCAAATAAAATTTTAGCAATCAAAGCCACAACAAGAGATGCAAGATTAGCTGCTCTTGAAGCCATTGGAAAAGGAACTGGAAAATATAGATCAGCAGCTGATGTTATGGCTGAGGTTGTAGGTAAGATAAGAACGGGGCCCGGCTCTATAAAGACCGGAGTACCATGGATGAAGATTGGCGGCTTGGCATTAGCCGGCGCCCTTTTTATGGGAATTATGAATCATAATTCTCAACAAAATCAAGATAAGAAAAACAACGTAGTATTTCAACAAGATTTAGATAGAATCAATGCTGCATCTGAGTATTCCAAACGAATGTCAGGTTCGCCATCTAAACTTGGTTATAGAAAAGATGATCTTGCCGCAGACTTCTATGCTCAAGGTATGGGAGATGAAGGTAAGGGCGGCGAAACATTAAGTGAATCCCGTGGTACTAAGATCCACGCTCAATTGGAAGCCGAATACAAGAGGGCTGGATTAGCCTCTGAAACTGAAATTGAGTTTAGAGATAGAATACACGGAATGCACGGCTACGTTGACTGGTTGACCCCAGACAATAGGGTGGCTGATATTAAGACAGTAAATGAAGAAAGATTTAAGGATGTAGCCACTGTTGGAAGACCCTTCCATAAGGGTGAAGCTCAGCTTCGTTACTATATGGAAGAAATGAATACTAAGAGTGGTTTCTTGCGTTATGTTAATCAGGACAATCCAGACGAGTCGGTTGACGTTCCTGTAGAATATGATCCCGATAAAGTAAGGGCAGATCTTTATAAGATGGATCAGGCACGAAAAGAGGCTGCCCATGCTATGGAGATAGACAAAAGAAAGATAGAAAAGCTTAAGAAAAAAGAAGAACTCAGGCGAATATCTTTAGATGCCACTAAACAAAAAGAAGCTCAACAACATTATAGATATTAATTATGCCAATAACAGACATTGCTGATGATGCGTTGATCTACGCTTATCGCAACAACATGGTAAACAATCCTAGACGAAGAGACCAAGAGCGTGGAAGAGGTCCAGGTAGATTAGGTATTGCTTTGGGTGTTGGAGTTACTGGGGCTGTTGCTTATCGTATGCTACCTCCAGAGGGTCGCAAGATCCTGGGGGAGGGAGGGTCTATGGTAAAGTCCGGAATGAGAGGAACTTACCGTGGCGTTAAAATGATGGGCCGTGAATTCAATACATTCTATCAAGAATCTATTATTACGGCTCTTGGTACTCCTGAGAGAAATGCTGCAAAAAGAATGGAAAAATGGGCAGCAGAAGAAGTAAATGGTTATCAGGCTCTTAGACATCACTTACTTGATCGTCCAGGAAGTCTTTTTGGTCCTACGAAATATAATATGTTCCATATGAGCGCCGCTCGACATCTAGCTACCGCTCCAAAGTCGGCCATGAGAGGATTTTTGCAGGAGCTTCCTTATTTCGGAGGCGTTGGATCAGTGATCAGTATGGCCCTTGCTGCTAACACTCATGGTAATCCGTATCAAAATTATGCATCAAACATTCTTGGAGCTACATTGGGTGCTGGTGGGTTTAGAGTTGGAGCGGCTATTGGTACGGCAATGAGAATTCCGTTTGGTAATGTTATAGGCGGAGGAATTCTTGGAGCTATAATGGCGGTCTCAGGAGGACTTGCTATCGATGGAGCTCTTGCTGTTGCAAGATGGGGAGCTAAACATAGATATACCTCATTTAACCAAACTTTTGTTGATAGTGCTGGAGCCGCAACTATGCGTCAAGCAAGTCTCCAGGCAATACGAAATACTGAATTAAATAATAGAAACTTCATTCTAGGCAACGAAGCTAGAATCATAATGAATCACTAAGGATCACCATCATGGAAGAATTACTCGACCAAATGAAAGTTGTTACAGCTAATATCTTTAGTTTGTATTTTAAAGCTCATGTTTTTCATTGGAATGTTGAAGATGCACACTTTCCTGAGTATCATGCTTTTTTTGAAAAACTCTATACCGAATTCTGGAATTCGATAGACAATTACTCTGAACACATTAGGGCTATTGAGGGATTGGCCCCAAGAACATTGGGTCAACTCAAAGAGTTAAGTCAAATTTCTGAAGATAGCGGCATTAGAACTGCTACAGAAATGATTCAGATTCTTTATGATGATAATGAGATCTTATTGGCATCATTAGAAAAGGCTCACGATCTTGCTGAGCAAGAAAAGAAATATGGTCTTATAAATTTTATAGAAGATAGAATTGATTATCATAGTAAGATTTGCTGGTTCTTAAGAGCAACTCTTAATAAACTTTAAAAAGGAGAATATAAAATGGCAATAAATTTTGGGGCTTTTTCTGGATTCACTAGAGACTCTAGTGTAAAAGCTATGGCACCAATGTTAAGATCTGGTCTTGCTGGTGCTGGAATAGGTGTTGGAGCTCAATTTGGATATAATGCTGTAACTGGCAATCAGGGCGGATATAAGAGATCTGCTGCATTAGGTTTTCTGGGTGGAGCTGGATACAGAGGATATAAAATGGGTGGAAAAGCATTTGGGGATACGATTAAATCTTTTGGTCGTAATGTCCAGACCCGTTTCTCATCTTTAAACGGATAATTCTCTGCATCCTAATTACTTAAAATATAATAAATTTATACGCAAATCTAAACAGTATGGCGCCGTTAGACGCAATACGTTTATGCGCGATAAATTTTCATGTAGACTCTGTGGATATAAAGGTCCTCGTTTAGAAGCCCATCATATCATTAGATTATATGATGAAATTAAAAATCTAAATCTAGATGGAGTTCCTCAGTCTGAGATTATTAAAAAACTTAAAAAGGAAACAAACATACTTAATATTAGAAATTGGATTACAGTATGTCATCCTTGTCACGACAATCTTTTAACTGGATATGAACATATCTGGACATCTTTACTTCAGACTATAATTAAAAGACACTCTCAAAATCACAAAGTTATACCATTCTTATTGTCTTTAGTAAAAGCTTCTCTTCCTCCAAATATGCCAAATAAAAAACAATTTAAAAAACTAGAAAAATATCTAACTAATCAGGAGATAAAATGACCGTAGAAGTTAATGGAACAGTAAAAATCGTAGAATCGTCAGCTGCAAAAGTAAGTGAAACGATTACAGAAACGATCTCAAGTGTAACAGAGTTTGTTACCACAACTATCGTACTAGATATGAGTGCCATAGACGTTCCTCTACCCTTGGCTCAAGTAAGCCCAACAAAATTTGTGCTTCTTAAAGCTTCTGGTACTATTGGGGTTAAGATTGATGGAGCAGCTTCAGCCACAGATGCTACTAAAGTTATGTGGGTTGGAGCAGTAGATACGATCGAAGTAAGTAATCCATCTGATTCACAGACAGTAACCGTAACGATGATCGTCGGTAGCTAATTTATGTTTGATCCCGTTAGAGAACATATTAGGCATTGTCCCGCCTGCTCAGGTAATCCAGATATTGTATTGAAGGGTTTCAATAAGAAACTTCTAGCTAGTCTATCTGAGCAGGAAAGGGACATGTTGCGTCAGACATTAGATCCTATGCATTGGGCCAAAACCAACCTCCTTATTTCTCAGGGTGGTTACCAATCCTATCATTCTAATGATCGTATTATTGAATTTATAGAGTCTGATCCAAAGCTTGTTGCAGAATATGGTAGTGAATGGGAAGAGTTTAAAAAAGATCTTCAAAAACATCCCGAAGGCTTCCCATATCAAGAAAGAATCATAAGATGCAACTATCCAAGAATAGTGTGTCGAGCTGGACGTCGTATTGGAAAATCTTGGGCATTTGCTGTTAAGATGCTTAATGTGGTGTTTACTAGACCGAATACTAAATTCGTTATCTTTACGAACACACTCTCTAACTTAAAAAATATTATGGGAGATAGCCAAGGATCTGGAATCCTTAGGGCTCTAATAGACAATAATACCGATCTTTCTAATTGTATTACTAAGCAGATAGATACTCCATACCCTCTTATTAGGATCAATAATGGTTCTAGTATAGAGGGTTTCGTTTCTGGATCTGCTGCTCTTCGTGGTCATGATGCTGAATATATATGGCTCGACGAAGCTTCATATTTAACTACATCAGATCTTGGTATGGTTAATGGTCTCTTACTCTCTCGTCCTGAAATGGTGTTATGGGCCACATCTACTCCCCAAGGTCAAAAGGACTGGTTTAAGGATAAATCTTCCGACAAAGTCTATAAGAAATTCTTCTTTCCCGGTATGTTTAAAAATGACTGGGGCATACCGAATCCAATTACTGGACAAACCCCAGAGGAATCATTAAGATCGGAACTACAGACTGAGGATATATATAATAGAGAAGTTCTTGCTCTATTTGACTCAGGAAAGATCGGAGTATTTAAGCAGGAGTATGTGGATGTTGCCTTTAATAATGATAAAGACCCAAGTCACTTTACCTATAATCCAGACTGGAAATATGTTGCCGGCGTAGATTGGAACTCATCTCGTCATGGTACAAGAATATGTATAATTGGAACTCCTGATCTTAAGACCTTTTATGTTGTTAAGATGGATAAGGTAGGAGCGGTAAATTGGACCCAAACATTCGCTACAGACAAGATATTTCAATTAAATAGAGAATGGCATTTTTCTGCTATATATGTGGATAATGGCTATGGTAGTACACAAGTAGAGAATATGAGATTAAGATCTTATGGATCAGATAATCCTCAAGACTATAATGTAGCTAAGATTGTTCAGCCCGTAGATCTTGGAAGCAATATAGAGATAGTCGATCCATTCTCTAAGATGAAAGTTCCAAAACCCCTAAAGGGTTTTATGGTCAATAATGCTGTTCGTTTCTTTGAACGGGCAGATCTGGTAATCCCTAAGCGATTTGAAAAATTAAAAGAACAGATAGAGAACTATCAGGTTCGCAACATCTCTGATCATGGTCAGTATCGATATGGTCCTCCAAAAGGATTAGAGGATACTATCGGCGATCATGATTTAGATGCATTTATGTTTGCATTGCTTGGATTTACGATGAAGTTTTCCATTCTTGGAAAACCCAACTACTTTAGCGGTATGAGACCAATGGTAAATCCTAATATTCAAAGATTGGCTTCTCAACCAAATACGCCAAAGGTTGATCTAGCTAAACCTCCTAGCAGGGAGATTGTATATGATAAAGAAAAGAAGGATACGGATGCAAGTAGCCTTGGGCGTTTAACTCAACAGACAAACTCAAAACAAAGATTATCTGGTGGCAGCTTTAGAGTTGTAAATCGTGGAGCCAACAGACCTCGCCGGAGCATGTTCTAATGGCAAAATTCGCTGACATGTTTTATCTCGAACCTCAAACAGGTTCTTATAAAATTTTAGATGATATTATACCTATCACGATCAATGGCGATTATGGATATGGTAAATGTATCTTAATAGCTCATAATAAAAAGAAAATAACGGGTTTCAGTATATCTGCCACTCTTGGTACTCATGAGATCTTTGTATCAACAAGAGACGAGGATCCTACGTACTGGCACACATATACTGGATCATATAGATTTTTCCCTACTCCTGTAGTATATCTATGGATTAGGGTACCTAAGCTCGACAATTTTGCTGAGACCAATACCAATCTATCTACTAAAAGCTATACCATAACTCCTACTATTATAGATGATGAAATAGAGAATTATGGTGCCTACAATCTTACAAATGCATCAACATTAACTGTCACACAAAATACAGTAAATAATCCTGTATTAGTTGATGATAATGATATCTACATAGATAATGGCGGCCGCATACTTAAGAGCTCTAATCATGGCTCTATGTTCTCAGGCTATCCTAATGGCAGAGGTCTTAATACTGTTGGAGTAGGATCTGCTATTCGTCTTTTCTATAAAAGAGATGGTCTTATATTCTTTTCTCACAATCCTTCAAATGTTGGCAAGATAAATTCAATAAACCCAGGTCTTAATGGTGAGGCAAATGCATTCTCAAGTAATGCTTTGTGGCCAATCGACTCTACTATTGTAACTAAAGATGGTATAGACTACCTAGTAGCTATGGTTTATAGTCGAACCTATAATGCTGTAAACTATGGTGGAATCTATAAATCAGATCCGGATAGTATTAGTTTTACTCAAAAAAAATATGACGCTTGGTTCACATATAATACTAAAATATTTAAGATTTCTGATACTGGACATTTAAGAGGATTCTCTAGCTTAACTACGTCCAGATCTTACTACAATAGTACTGACTATGGAGATAATTGGTCATATTTATATGCTCGAAGAACTCCTACTGATGCCGTGGTCCTAAATTCAGATAATTTTAATTATATATGTGGTAATACAAGCATACATAATATCGATGCTGATGAAGTTGACACGAACATACTTGGGGTTCCAAATGCGACATTTAGAAGAATAGCTTATGGTTATAATATGGTTGTGGTCTATTCTTTGGATCAATATGCCGCTTCTCCTACACCATATTTATATATAAGTTCGGATGGATCTTGGTATAGGGTTCCATTATTGGAAATAGCTGCTTTCCCATACCTTGTTGCTAATGTTGCCAGCTCTTTGAACCCAAAAAACATGTTTTTTACAAATGATCGACATTTACTCTTGATTATTGATGGTTTTTTTATTAAATTACCTATAGATAAACTTTTAGGTATAAGTGGAACGATCAAATTGGTTCAAAATCCCTTTATCTTTAATAATAACAACTACTTCTCTAGTACGGCCAATATAGATCTCCCATCCACTAATACTCAAGCTTTTGAGTTTGAAATAAGGATGAAAATCGATAGTGCCCAAACAGCTAATATAATTAAATGCGGATCTGGTAGTTTTTTGCCAACTTTATCTATAGCTCCAAACAATATTTTGACAGCTTCATTCGGTGGAGTCACTATGGTTCATACTACAGCTATAGAAGAAGATAAGTGGTATGAAATTAAGTTTGGATACACTGGCTCCCAGGGTTATGTTCGATTTGATGAATCAATCAAATACACTTCGGCAGCAAGTTATACCAATACAGGGAATACGACAATAAGTGTAGCTGGTCCAACTAACTTAATGCTTGGATCTATAGACTATGTTAAGTATAGTGTAAATAATGTTTTAAAATCATTATGGGATTTCAATAAACCCTACACATTTAGAACCGGAACCGTTCAAATAAAAGATTACATTGGAAGAAAACATATAACGAAACAGTAAGTATGGCAATTTTTAATGAAGATAAGAGCATAATCAATAAGACTCTTGACGTCCAAGCTCCCCAAAAGGAAGTTAGAGGATTAGATGTTCTTTCGAATATTGCTTTTGGACCTCCAGTTGAAGATTTAGAGATCAAAAAGAATTTCTTGATCGATCTCTATGGCAATATCGTACAGGAATATGATAAGATAATGAAGGTTCTAAGAGTACGGGCAGCTGCAGATCCTAATACTATAATGAACCTAAATACTCAGCCTCCAGAGGTTATTGCTGCAGCTCAGAAGTTGTTTGGAGAGAATGTTGCCGGCATTTCCTTCGATAGATACTTAGATCTCTTAAAATTAGAAAGAGATCTTAATGCTATTTGCGTTAAAGAAGAATTAGAGGGAGGAATCTTAGATGCCTAATAAACCAAATGACGCAGATGTCCAATTATCAGCCTGGAACCAGGAATTGGTTTTCGATAGAACAAAGAGAGCTGCCCTAAATAGAGATAGTTTAGATATTACCCTAGATCAAATGAAGCAGCTATATGTTCTTTTGTATCCATATATTCAAGCAGATTTCAAACATAGAGATGACATATATCGGCATTTGGAAGATTTTAAGAAACACTTAAATACAATCATAGCAGATTTCAATACAAAGTTAACACAGCTTAAGGTGGAGATTGATACTCATACTCATTTTTCTGCTGCTCCGGGATCTCCAACGACTCCTCCAGTTTCTCCTTCTACCTTATTATCTGTTCAGAGTATTGGTTTTCCAGATACAGAAACTATTCCATATAATGAAGCATCCAGCGGACATGTATCTTTGAAGGTTGTTTCTGGTTCTCATCCAACATCCTATTATAAAAGAAATGTTCTTGCCAATAAATTTGTAAATACGCAGGCATCAAAACCTGCACCATCAATAGAAACTCTACTATCAAAGGGAGCTCGTGTTTTTACTCCATTTGATGTTGGTGAAAGAGATTCTGTATTAGATTCTAAGACTAATCAGCTAGAGTCTAAAGGAATCGGAGACTTATAATGGCCTGTATTGCCCAAGATCAACTTCAAGCTATCAGCGTCCTAAAGACTGCCTATCAGGATCATATTGCTGATGTGAATCCTGATTATCTTTTGGCTAATAATGTTTATGAGGGCCAAACGATGGTCGGAGACCTGTCTGCAGCTATTAAGGATGCAACATCTCCGGCAGACCTGGAATCTATTAAGGATGTAGAAGATCAAGCTTCTCCACTTGACAGGTTCAATAGGCAGCAACCACAAAAGAAGAAAAAGAAGACCAGTTTAGCTGAAGAGATATGGAACGAATGTATTCCTTGCGATAAAAGTCTATTTACAGCTCTAAAGCATCCGTTTGGTAAACATGGAGCAATGAATAATCTTATTGGAAAACTTTTCGTTGATCCGTATACCGCATTAGCCTTAAAACAACTTGAAATCATAGCAGGATTAAAGCAATACTTAACCGGCAACTTTCTTTTTGATGAATTATGTAATGCCTTAAGAGCTCTTCCTCCAATCGTGTGTATTCCCGATCTGTTGGCTATGCTGGCCGCATTTATGTTCCAACTTAATAAGCTCAAGGGACTATTTAAAAAATTAAAGGTCCCAACGATTAAGTTCGATCTTAATGCCGTAATGTCATTTGTTTTGATGCCATTCTTAAATGCTCTTATGGCTCTTTTAAAGCAGTTGATGGACCTTCTTCTTAAGCCTCTTGATTGTGTACTTAACGCCATGAAGCTAAATCAACAAAAGATAAATAATTCATTGCAGGTAACTAGACAATACTCCTCCGATAACGGTAAGCCAATTTATCTTGCTGCGGCTCCTTTAAATATTGGATACACGAGCTTAAGTGTCGTAGTTAATCCCATAGTAGATATTTTAGAGAAGTCAAGAACAGCTATTATTGATGAGTTTACTCTTATTGAGAATATTATTAAAGGCTTCATTAAAGACAAACTTAAAAAAGATAAACTTTCTATAGATAAGTTGGTAGAAATCAAGCACATAATGATCTATATAAGGATCCTTAATGCTCTACTAACTGTAGCAAAACTAGCTAGAAGTAAGAAGAATAGTCCAATTGGAAAAGCACTTAGAAAGGGTGACTTTCTAGAACTCTGTCGAAGGATTACAGAACAGAATACTCCTTTAGCCCAAATATACCAGAAAAATGTTATCGAAGGTAAAGACAATATTGTGTCCAACTTTCTCGGTATTCCTGATGGCGGATTAAATGCAGCATCTGCTAATGTTACTGAATTTAGGCAAGACTATTGGAATAACGTTAATAAGGTAGATGAGGGTGGAGGAACTAAACGAAAATATGATTCTCGTGTTGTAACTCTTCCTCCGTCAGATGAAGATTCGGGAAGAGACTTTAATAAGACAGCAACAAATACCGCTGAAATAGTTTTTGCGGTTGATCCAAGTATTCCAAATGACTTTTTCAGTGGAACAGAGATTGATGAGGTATTAAGAACTCTTCCATTTGATATCAATAGTCTTTCATATGAGGATGGACCTGATGGAACGCCAGATCCAGCTCGTTTAGATATGTCAGCTATACAAAGTTATATAGATTTTAAACAAAGAATTGCAAATCTTGGCGAACTGGCTTCCGGAAAAGATTCGGGTCAAGCATTGCTTCAAAAAACATTAAATGATGCTCCTTCTCAACCGACCCAAAAAGGTATAGTTGTTGGGGCATTAGTATTAGGAACATGTTTTAAAGATAATTTTAACACAGAACCTCAACTCCAAGAGTGGATTAAACAGGTGACACAATAATGGCAAAACAAATTAAAATTAAAGCGCCGGCTAGAAATATGAAGCGCACCGACGAATTTGCACCGCAATATAAGTCGTTCAAATCGTTTAATACGAAGGCCTATAATCCAGCTAAGCCGGATCTAAGGTCACAGTTCCTTTTTAGTCCATACGTCAAACCAGAACACGATCTAGTCAGTATCCAGGTAGCAGAAGATGTTGATGGATATTTAAAACGTGCTATTATGAGAAAACTTGCCGTCATGACCGGTAAGGGTTGGGGAGTTGATGGTGGAGATGAATCCATGCTGGAATATGTAAAGCGAAGACTTGCCCAAATAGAACAATATCAAGGTCAGCCCTGGGATTCCTTGATTCCAGAAATATGTCTAGATCTTATTAGATATTCAAATGCTTTCTTAATTAAGAAACGCTATACTAAAGGTAATCTTGGTAAGAAACGTGAAGCCACATATCTTGGTAAGAAAAAGACGTTGCAACCAGTAGCTGCTTATTATAGGGTTTTACCATCCCATTGTTTCCCTGTTTATGATCCGAATACCAGAGAGATTATAGAATGGGTTCATATCAATAATAATGGTATCAGGACAGTGTTCGATAGCTATGATGTTGTTCATTTTTACTTTGATAAGAGACCTGGAGAAACTAAAGGCGTTCCTGTTATCTTGCCGGCATTAGATGACATTAGAGCTTTAAGGCGTTTGGAAGAAAATATAGAATTATTGGTCTATCAATATATATTCCCATTATTTGTTGTTACAGTAGGAGACGATGAGACTGGTGGGCCAATCACTTTCCAAGATGGAACTAGTGAATTAGACCTTGTAGCCAAACAAATTCAGGCAATGGCTACTGAAGGTGGTATCGTTATTCCGTCACGCTGGGAAGTCGAATTAATGGAAATCAAGTCTAATCTTGATATTACTACATACTTAGATCACTTTAAAGAACGTATTTTTACATCTTTAGGTGTTTCTGGTCTTGATATGGGAATAGGCGATACAGCTAATCGGTCTACAAGTGATGCATTAAGTAAGATGATGGAAGATGATGTGAAGTTGTATCAAATGTTCTTTGCTACTACATTTAATTATGAGATTATAAATGAATTATTGCTTGAAAAGGGATCTGCAATAGATCTTCTTGATAAGGATGCATTACCAAAATTCGAATTTAATCCTATTAATTCTGTTGATTCTATAGCAAATCAGAACCATCATATGTTGGCTTATCAAAGTAATTTGATTACTCAATCTGAAGCTAGACACGCAATGGGTAAGAGACCTCCATTAAAAGAATCTCAACACAAAGAATTGCATGGAAACATCACTGGTGAGATTTCAAAAAACAAAGCAGCAGCTACCAAACAGCAGCCGACTAATCAACATAAAAAGAATCAAGGCCCATCAAAACGGAAATCAAGTTTGGATGATCCTGGATATTTAGATGCCGAAATCATGGCTGGGTTTAATGTCGATTTTGAGGTTAGAAAGATATATGAAATAGCATCAAAATTCAAAAAGACCCCACAAAGTGCCTTTTTATGCCAAAATATACTAAAAAATATATATTTAGCACTTGACTATCAGCAAAATTCTTCGTATATTAATGAGATTACTGAACTTGCGTTTGATCTTGCCAAAAAGAACGATGAAACCCAATTCATAAGTAACCTTAAAGACCTAATATGTCCATAAAATTTGACTTACGCGACATCAAGTTCATAGATTCCACAAGCTTAGATCCCATTAAGGCCGATAAAGAAAGTGTCAGAATGTACTTTTCTGATACTAAGAACACCTCAAAAGGTCTCATAATTAAGGCTAAAGCTTCCCATGCCCTAAAACCTACGGGCAATTATGGTATCTATTTACCTAAGATGTTAAAATTAATGGCCAAAGATATGACAACTCCATATCCTAAGCCAATCTTAAGTCATCATCAGGAAAAGGTTGATGCTATTGGTCGGGTTAAAGAGGCAACCTATGTTCCAACTTATCCTCCGCAGATTCCCAAAGAGATATACGATCAACTTCAAGAATGTGATGCGGCCGAGGGCGCAAAAATAATTCGTAAAATTAAGTATATTCTTGAAGAAGAAGACTTCGAAGGTATTGGTTATATTGATGTTACGGGGTTAATTGTTGATCCAGTCGCCGCACAGAAGGTTATTGATCAAAGATATCTTACGATGTCTATTGGTTATACTGCTCCATCTGAAACTATATATAATTCGGTAACTTGTTATCCCGCTCTTCACGAAAAGAATGTTGATGACCAGGGCGAGCTTATTATGGCTGGTCATGATCAAGAGGGTGAAACGGTTTACTGGATATTTGATACTGGATATGTTAATGAATTATCATATGTCAACAAGCCTGCAGACGATGTAGCTATGACGTATGAATATAAGTTTGAAGATAATGTGACAAAGACGATACCATACAACGTTAAGTATCGATCTTATTCTGGCACATCTGCCTATCTTCAGCAAAAATCTGAAAATGGCAGTCCTGCTTTTAAAATATACGATAGCGTAAATAGTAAGCAATTACATAAAAGTGAATTAAACGGAGGTAACATGAAATCTAAATTGACACAGCTACTCGACGATGAGAAGCTTGCTTATGAAGCAATGAAGAAATTCTTGCCGGCAGATCAGGCTTTGACTGACGAAGCAGTAGAAAAATTAGATTCAAAAGTTTTTGTGGGGCCGAAAAGGACCTTTCCTGTTATAAATGAGGCTCATAAGGAAGCCGCTTTAAAAGTATTGGAAAGCTTTAAATCAGATAAAAACCCACTATATAAGGAACTTGTTGATTCTATTAATGGAGTTGATCTTGGTGCTGTTATGAATATGATGAATGGCGCCGATGCTCCTGCTGCCGCTGATGCTGAAAAGGCACCAGTTATTGAATTGACCGACGAACAGTTGTTTGATATGGTAGCCCCCAAAATGGGTACGCCTGAAGGATTTAGCGCAGTATTGGCTAAATTTACGGACGAACAATTGAAGACATTCTATGATAGTTTGCAAAAGCTATTAGTAGAAAAGAAACTAATTAGTCTTGAAGCCGACAATCAGATTGCGGAACTTAAAGATCAATTAGCCCAGTCTGATGCTCTTAATGAAGTTTATGTCAAACGTATTGGCACACTTCAAAATAGTATTGAATTTCATAAACAAGCCGCAGTTAAAGCTACGGATGAATTGAAGAAAAGCTATACTGATCAAATCATGGCCCTTAAAGCTGAACTAGGCTTTAAGATCGATGATGCTGCTGCCGAAACCGCAGAACTATCTAAACGTACAATGGAATCTTTAACGGATTCTTTGCGCGACCTTTCTAAACAAAAAGATGTAAAAGCTAAAGCTTCTCAGACAGCAGAAGGATCATTAACCGATCCGACCAATGGCGAGAGTCAAGCTTCCGAAGCTCTAATGAGAGAGTTTACTGACGCATTAGCTGATGTAGAATCTAAGTACGAAACCCTTAAGTTAGCAGAAGGAAGAACAGTAGCTAATCAATGGAAAAAGCTTCGTATGGAAGTTCTCAGACAGAAATATCCCAATTTAAAGTAAATAATTAAACGTTATTCATATAATTTAAGGAGACCTTACAATGGCCTTTAAAAAGTATAATCGTATATCCGTAACGACTCCTAATATCTTCTTATCGGAAGGTTTAGCACCGGATCGTCATCAAGCCGCATCCTACCTACCCCTAATCCGTTACGACAGATTGCAGGAAGATTACAAAGTTATTAGTGCTGGTAAACCTGTAGCACTCGATAGCGCTGGATACCTTGTTCCCGCAGGTCTTGCAGTTCAATTGCGTAAAGCTCTTGCTGCTGCCGGTAACTATGATATGAGTGTCGATCAAACCGATAGGTTAACTCGTTATACGGCAACCGATATTGCCGAAGGCGTACTTAATCGGTTAGGTCAAGAACCCAAATTGAATGAGCCGGTTATTTTCTCTTTCTTTAAATCAAATGCAGGCCAGTCTTTCGCTACTACGAACAATGTTAACACTAGTTCGGAAGCTATCGAATCCAATATTGGACCCGTTATTGGTTTGGTTCAGTATGACGTATGGCGTCAGAATGGTGCCGGTTTTGGCCAGAATCCTACGGACTACACTTTTACGAACTATAATATGCAGCAATCAGTTGCTATTATAACTAAGTATTATATTGAAGTTCCGATTCTTGCTGACTATGCTACATATGATCTTATGCCATTTGCTGAAGCTGTATGTTTTATCGGCGGCTATTCTGCTTTGACAACCACAAGCGCTGCAACTTCTGTTGCTGGTACATTAACTTCGTCTCATGGCGTTAAAGTTGATGCTGGCTCTAATTTCGCTCTCTGGGTTAAAGGTACTGACCCTGTTGATGAAAGAGTAGGAAAAGTAGTTCGTTTCCTTGATACGACTGAATATCCTAAGAATGCTTTGGACAAAGTCAAGAGCTGGCCAGCCTCTAATCAAAGTAACTTTACCGCTCTAGATAAGGTCGCCTCTTTGACGACTGGTGGTCTACCGGAAAAAGCTACCTATGCCGGTCTAGATGCAACGTCCGTTCGTATGGTTCGTATTTTCTTTGAAGCACTATAAACTTTTAACATAAAACTCAGAACTCATCTAACAAGGAGAAATAAATGGATCTCGAATTTAAAAACGCGAAGAATTATGAGTTCATGTGGAAGAATCGGGGACTTAGCCCTTTCGACCCTGATAAAAAGGAGCGCATCTCCATGTTAGATGCGTTATCTACTCCAGATGCACGCATATTTTTCCCGCAGATTGTAAATAACATGGTTCGTGAATCTGCCGAACCCATTCTAGCCATCACGCCAATGATGACTAGGATTCAGTTCCAATTTGGCCAGATTATCTCTCTGCCTGCTATGGGTGCTGTCGGCGTAGCTGATATGATCCCGGAAGGTGGCGAATATCCTGAGATCCAGTTCCATGTCGGTGGAGGTGTAAAGATCTCCAGTGTCGGGAAATGGGGCGTTGCATTCAAATGGACGGATGAAATGAAACGTTATTCTCAGTGGGATCTGTTTAATATGTATCTCCGTCAGGCTACAAACGATATGACCCGACTCAAAGAACAAAATGCAGTAAACATGCTTTTGGATACGGGTATTACCGCATTCGATAACTCGAATGGTAACTCTAACACTACTGTTATTGGTGTAACGACCGGTCGTAGTGCCAATGGTGCTGGTAATGGTTCTTTGACGATGGAAGATATCTTTGATGCCTATGGACTTGGCCTAGAGAATGGTTTCCGTATGGACACCATTATCATGCATCCACTAACCTGGATCATGTGGGTTAAAGATCCTATCCTCCGTGCTTTTGCATTGCAAAATGGTGGCGGAGTATTCTTTGCTGGTTGGACCGGTAATCCTCAGGGTTATAATCCGTTCTCGAATGGAGCCCTTGGAGAATTGGGACCTTCCCATCGTACTCCTCATAGTACCAATTCAGGAACAGTATCTGTAGATCCGCAGCAAGATAGCGCTCCGATCCTGCCCGGTTATCTTGGCATACCTTTCCGAATTGTCGTATCTCCATTTATGCCTTATAATCCTGCGACTAAGTTGACAAGTATCGTAATGATGGCTTCCGGTCAAGCCGGCGCTTTCATTGTTGATGAAGATCTAACTCTACAAGAACATCCAGATCCACTTCGTGACTGGACTAAAGTTAAGCTTCGTGAACGTTACGTATTTGCTCCGCTTAACGAAGGTAACGGCGTTGTGAATATTAAGAATGTACATGTGGTCGCTAATGAGCTTGCAATCCAGCCTATTACGCATCCTATTTCCAGCGTAACACCTGAGACTATTGCTCGTACGACTAACGTACTTGACTAGTTATAATATGATAAGGGGCGGCGTAAAAACCGCCCCCTTATCTATTTCTTAAAAGGGAGAAGAAGGGTCATGAGAATAAAACTAAGACAAAGGGTTGATTGCCCTTTCTTTTATACGGTCGATAAAATTATTAGTGTTTCTCAAACGCATCCTGAACAGACTTTAGATCCAAGACAGCTTACTGATTTCCATAAAAAGATAATTAGTGATGCTGTTAAAGAACAAATTCTTGATGTTATTCATGATGAAGCTACTCCAGCGGCTAAACCAGATTTTTCTGGAGCCCCTTACTCGGTAGCTCAGTTAAGACGAGAAATAGACCTTGGACATGTAACTATTGAAGATGCTAAGGCGTTAAAGAGTAAAGAAGAATCGACTCCGGAACCTAGAGTTAGTATTATAAAGATTCTAAACACATATATTAATACATATGCTTAGCATAGTATCTATATTCCCAACAGACAACTCGACTAATGTTCAATTAGATCCAGTTTTTAGTGTTAAGTTCAATTCAGAGATTGATACTGACACTATAAATGACGGGTCTCTTGTTGTTGCAAAGTTTGGGACTGTTGTTGTAGAACTTGATCTATCTGATGCCGGCATCGGAACTCAAACGATCGAAAAGATCTTGAGCGGAGATGTTACTATAGATCCTGACGATAATACTAAGATTTTATTTACGCCGTCAGAAACTCTTGAGCTTGGAACAACATATAAAGTTCTGGTAAGTGACAATATAGCTAATGTTGATGGAGATACTCTTGCATCAATATATACTGTATCATTCACAACCACAAATAGCTCTCAGGTGTTTGAGGAACAGACAAGCACCAATCTTTTAGATAATAATGCCAATATAGGCGATACTCGATTTATGGTTGTTAGGGTTACACCTACACCAAATAAGAGAATCACCAACTTCTCTCAAGAAACTCAGTTTGTTATTACGTTTAATTATGATGTTGATGCGGATACCGTACAAGATGCTGTATCGATTAGCTATGAAGAGATTTTGGATGATGATGAGGGTGTTTTTGAAGATCCAACGATAACTGTTAGTGGATCAAAGGTAACGATTCAGCCGAATTATACGGCAGCCGTTCCTACTGAAGTCCTTATCAAAGTAAGCTTGGCAGGCACTCTTAAAGATATAAATGGTAGATTCATAGAAGCTCAAGACTTCTATTTTGTATCGAATATTAGCCCGTTCTATGTTCCATTAAAGTTATTTAAACTTAGAGCCGGCCAACTTATATCGAACATTTCGGATCTAACGTTAATTTCACTGATTCATTATTATTCAATTTATGTGGATCAAATCTCTCAAAAACTTAGTCCCGCTTTACCTGAGCCAATTAAGCAAGGTTTTGCTTTCTATGCAGTCCTGGATCAGTTGCTTTCAACTACAAGACAGGCGCCGGCAAATTCAATTAAAAAAGGTTTAGCAGACTTCACTTTAGAGATTGACAATAAAACTCAAGCAGATATTTATAATAGATGTGTTCTTGAGACAAAGAAATCGCTCGAAGCAATAAGACTCTATATAGCTACTATTCGTGGCAAGAATATATTCGTTAAATCAGGCCTTAATATTGATTATCCTGCTAATGTTGGACGTCTACCGTATTATGAATCTGGAGGCGGATATAAGCTTCAGCGAACTTCGGTTCTTAAGAGTCGTCGAGCTAAATGGATTGACATGTAATGGCTTTCAATTATTATCCTCCTACAAGGACAAATACTGAGATAGATCTGAGAACAGAACTAACTCATATTATTGATGGAGATCCGGAACATCCGGATATGATCCCGCATGGATCTTGGATCATATTAAGAAAGCTTAGACGTTTGCCAAGAACAGAACTTGATTTAGATTATGATGGAAAACCGATTCCTGGATGGGAAGTCGATCCTGTAACTAAAGAACCAGACATGGTTTTTAAGAATCCTAATGTAACTAAGGCCGGCTACCTATATGATGATCACTTGCTTAAAGCTTATGTTACAGAGGTTCGAATATCATCCTTAACTGAATCTTTAGTTAAACAGGGAACCGTAAACGATAACCTTAGAATAATCTACTTAGATTACAGGGTTAAACCAGAATATCATGATCAGGTTTTTATTCCAAGAACGCATCAAGATGGAACTCTTATCAGTCCTCTTATAATCGACTTAGAGTTCTTCGTAACTGATGTGGTAGCTCAAAAGCTTGATGGTTCAAGAATAGAGTTTTACCGTTGTATGTTGGAACAACAAAGATAATGGCGCAATTATTTAAAAATATTAATGATGTAGTTCTAACTGAACAGAAGTTTACTTTACTTTCAAATAGCGCCTTTGATCTTTCGGTTGATACTACTGATTTTGCTCTTGGAGAAGTTTTCGAAATTCCAGAATGGGATATTGATGATTTTCCAAAAGATCTCTTATTTTTGATAGAAAAACTTAAACATACGAACCCCAATCTTCAGGGGATCACATTCAATCATGAGGCCGTTTATACTGTTCCTTCTGATGGAGTTGATTTAAGATATACTATCGTATCCAGGACACCTGGAACTTTTGGAGGCAGATTAAATGAACTACAGGAACCGAGTCAGGGAAGATTAAATTATAAGTTTAAGCTACTTGACATTCTGGATGATCTAGATAATCCTGGATATGGGGTTCTGGTATTTGGACAGTATATGGATAATGTGATTAAACTAACTCCCTGGTCCAAAACATATACTACAGCAAATAGAGTTGCTAATACTATAGAAGATTTAATTCCTGACTATATGTTTTACTTCAAAAAAAGAGGAGCACAACAGATCAGGTTTGAGCGTAGGGGAGAGGATATGTTTCAGAATTTTGAAAATAATACTTTCTATGGATGTCCACTAAACTACTTTGTGAGAACCTTGAAGATTAAGAAAGTATACGAAAAGAAGCTTGAAGAAATAATTGTAGAATTTCATAAATAATTAAACTTAGGAGTTCGAGATGGCTAATAAATTTCCGAATTTGCCAGGCATTATTATCGATTATCAAGATGGTAATTTGCCGATTCCTTTAGTTGCTATTGGCAAGATAACTCTTGTCTTAGGAACTTCTGGCACAGGAATAGCTAATAAATTGCTGTTAGTTACCGATGCTTCTGCCGTATCATCTACTTTTGGAAAGTCAGGGACACTATCCCGTGGTATGGTTGAGGTATTAGAAGGTGGAGCAAATGCTGTTGGTCTTTATAGGATTGGGGCTACCCCAGCCAAAGCTACTGGTGTTGCACATGGTAATGCAGCTGATACAGGATTTACGATCTCAACCGCTGATGCCGATGGAAGTGCCGGCGAAGGTATAAGCGTAAGTTATGATGCCGACAACGGCATTTTGCATCTTTATGATGTAGCTACTGGTGCTATGGTATATAGCGATGATCCAGCAAATCCATTCACATTAAACCGTGCATTTGTTACTGGCTCTGCAGCTGGTACTGCTGGCGATATTGGTATGCGTGAAGATACTGGTTTAAACGTCACAGTTGCACTTAAGACGGTTGTTATTGCTGGAGAAGATGTTACTGCATATTATCATCAAAACGATATGATTGACGTTACTTCATCTTCTACAACTGATAAAGCAAATGAAGGCAAGTATCGAATTGGTTCTGTGGTTTTCTCTACAGATACTACAATTACATTTAATGCTAAAGTTGGTACTCCTGGATGGACTGGTTGGGATCATTCAGAAACAGGAGCTATTACTCTAAGACACGATGTTCCAGTTACTTTAGAATCAATTGGACAAGATAGTATTACTCCAGAATCATTTAGCGGGACAATTGCTACAGATACCTTAACATCTGCAAGCTTAATTTCTGATGGTCTTGCTGATACCGATCTATTATGGATAGAAATGTCAGATGCCTCTGAAACCGGCTTCTATTATGTAAAGGGAGCGCCTGTAGCAAATACCTTTAAGCTGGCTTTAACATCTGGTGGATCGACTATTAACTCTTATACGAGTACAACTTTTACTGCCTATGATGCAGCTAAAGTTGCTACCCCTAATTTTACGATTCATGAAAATCTGTCAGTAAATGGCACCAGTCCAACCAAACTGTTTGTTGGCCAAAGAGTATATATTTATACGGACGTAATCAGTGAACGAGGATATTATTATGTTAAAGCTGTAAGCGATGTAGCTTCTTCCGTAATTACAGTAACCTCAACATCCGATACCTCAGGAACTGCTGCAGCTTTCACTTCCACGAAAGCTCGTATATTCGACCTCGTATCTTGGGACTATATTATCGGCGACGATGGTTTAGGTACAGACGGCGCCGGATTAACATACCGAGCCTTATATGAAGCTTTGGAAAAAGCTTATTGGGAACTCGAAGCTGCTCAGGTAGATTATGTTGTTCCTATGGGAGCTTTTCATAATGTACCAAATGTTGCTGATGATAATCTTTTGACCTATGGCGATAATGCTCTATTATATCTTAAGACGGCAGAAGTTGATGGCGAACTGACATTTACGTGGCTTGATCAAACGGACCTAGATGCTTTAGCGTCATCAGAGCCAGATGAAGCAGCTACGTATCATGAAGTTAGTTTCTCATATCAATTGGCCAGATTCTGCGCTAATATTGATAAAAATGAACATCCTTGTAAAGGGTTCATTGGAGTACTACCTCCTGCTGGTTTCTCAAAAGGTCAGCTTTCAACATGGTATGGAACGCTACCTACATATGATGTAGATGGCAACATCCTATCTGATGGAACTGGTCTATTGGGCGATAAGTTTATGGTTGGCTCTCAAACCCATAATCAAGGATTCTTTGCAACTGATACAGAGGAATTGGACGGAACGGTTCTTTATGACTCAAACAACAAGCCGGTTGATATCGGTAAGTTCTTGAGTGTTACCGGAACCCCAGTAGTTTTGCGTAATTCCTTCTTAGGTGGTGCAGGATATATTACTACGTTTGCCTCGACTTATGCAGGATTAGTAGCTAAATTGGCAGTTGGAGTTTCTCCTACTAACCAGATCACAAGAACATCTTGTGCGGCTGCTTTCCAACTCCATAAGTCAGTATTGAATTCTTTAGTTGGTGCAAAATACATCACTCTAAAGATTGATAATAATGGTAATACGGTAGTTATCGATGCTCCTACTGCTGCACATAATGCTTCTGATTTCCGTAGATTTGTGACAATGGAAGTAATGGCCGATGTCATTACTGAAGTTCGTAACACTTGTCAACCGGCCCTTGGTAAAGTTACTAATGCCGGCGGATTGGATGCGTTACAGGCTCAGATCAATAAGAAGATTGGTGATAGGGTCTCTATTGGAACATTGAATCAAGGCTCATTTGCTCAACTTACTGCGACCAAAGCTATGCTTAATCAAGGTAAAGCCAAATGTAAACTTGTATTGAATATTCCTGGTGAGTTACGTAATATCGAAACTGAAGTCGCTTTAAGTCAATCATAAAAATAATCTAAGGAGAACAATAAATGGCTGCTTTAACTCGAAGATATGATTCCTTCGGTGGACCAGATATTACGGCCTTATTCAACAATATTCCTTTTGCCAGTTTACAGCATATTGAATATTCTATTGTAAGAGATAAGACCCGTATATTTACTCTGGGTTCTGCCGATGCCCGTAGCTTTTCCCGTGGGAAAAGGGTTATGGGAGGTGCTCTTGTATTTATTCTTTTAAATCGTAATGAACTGCTTGCCGCTATGAAAGAGGGTAAGACTCAAGGACAGGGCGGATTTTATACTTCGGCTGACGAAGTTAGAACAGACTCTGATCCACGAAACTTACAGCAATTCAGGCAGACCGTCGTAGATCCTGCTCGCTTTAATGCTACTACTGGAGGTCCTCTTCCAGTGACTGACACTACCGCATTAGGAGTAGCCGATCCTACGAGTGGCGCTGTTGGCGGAAATAACTATTTCAGCATTTCTGGCCAAGATCCTTGGTATGTTGATCAGATTCCTCCGTTCCAGGTATCTTTGGTAGGGGCTAATGAAACAGGTGCAATCGTAACCATGAAACTCTTTAATGTAGAGTTGACTGGTGAAGCGTCTGGAGTTGGTATTGATGATGTTGTAATTGAACAGCAGTATCAGTTTATGTGTACCGGTATTCAAAACTGGACTCTCGTTCAAGAGAGTCAAAGTGGATTCGGACTTGTGAATTAATCACTGAAAATACTGAAGTTATCAAAAAGGCCCCTATTAATTAGGGGCTTTTTTGTTTAATACACAATTTTTCCTTGACATTGCTGTTTTTTTTATATATATTGTATATTATACCAATAGAAGGTTTACTATGCCTAAATACAACCCAAGAACTTTTGGACACTCTTTTGCCGGCACTGACGTAGATATATACGTCATCTTACAGCCTATAAGTGAATTTGTTGGAACACAAATGAACCAAGAAAAGGCAGTTGCTAAACAAAGAAAGAACGTCCAGGACGCTCAACAAGCAATACAGGAAATAGAAGAGTCTACTGAAATTTCTCAAGAAGATAAGGATAGATATCTTAAATCTTTAGATGAAGATAAAAATAAGCAATATCAAGAAATGGATGAAATTCTTGGCAATACTGGCCAAGTATATCGTAAACTTGGTGAAGCGGCTACCATTTCCTATAGCGTTTTTAGAGAAAATAAGCCCGTTAGAGGCTTAGGTCAAACTAACATTAAGGGTATAACGAAAGGCCCAAGGACTATAGCCGGTTCTATAATCTTCGTTGTTTTTGATCGTGCCGTTATGAAAGATTTGCTTGACGCTATTACTATTGGAGAATTAGGACATCCCACATTAGTTGATCAATTGCCTCCTATAGACCTTTTTGTGGTATGCTCTAATGAATATGGAGCCGTAAGTCGCCTCGTATTAAGTGGAGTAGAGTTTATGAATGAAGGTCAAGTAATGTCGGTACACGATCTTTACACTGAAAATACAGTCAATTTCCAAGCAAGAGAAATTGAAACACTTGAAGCTTTAGATCGCAACCTATTTTTAACTAAAGGTCATAACTACATTACTGCAGATAGCATTATATCTAAATCCTATAAGGGAATCAAAGAGACTATTGATAAAGCTAAAAAAGATATGATTTCTGATGGAAAGGATAAGAAGTAATGGAATCTATTACTCGTATATATCATTACGATTACTATTCGGGACCTCAGATAAAGATCCTTTTAGATGGTGTCTGGGTCGATGATGTTATGTACCTTGAAGTTAATCTTCAACAAAATAAGCGTCCTCTTTACGGATATGCGAGTACATACTTTAATGCTGTAGCTAGTGGTACCGTTCTGGTGAGTGGAACATTCTCTATAAACTTTAGAGCTGATGGTTACCTATCAGCAATCATTTTAGGGGCTGGTGGTACTTTCGGAAAAGAAACATTAGGTAACACTACTAGTGCAGAAGTTCTATCAGATCCTACAAAATATCCAAACGCAGCTCCTATATTTTTGAATAACAGAGATAACTTTGTCGATAATGGAGTAATTGGAAAGAGAAGACAAACTCATAAAGTTGATACGGGATCAGAATACCAGTATCGTGATCTTTGGACATCCGATCAGATCAATAATATGATTAAAACTGTTTGGGGAATAGATAATTCAGATAATAATATTTCTCAAGCAAGATTACTGAAACCAGACAATCTTCCTCCATTTAATATAGTAATTGAATATGGAGATCAAGGAACGGTAAATGAAGTGATTCAAAATGTTCATATAGTTGGAACAAGTAAAAGTCTTGGAGCAGACGGAAATCCCGTAACAGAAAATTATGCATTTATAGCACAAGATTTCTTATAACATTAATAATAATTTAAGGAGTAGTAATTATGTCAGTAGTTAAAGAAGAGAAGAAGCGAGAGGTCGATTCTGAAGTTAAAGAAACAGAAGAAGTGGTTGAACAGAAAAAACCAGACATTTTTGACCTTTTAGCCGAAAAGCCAGGAGCACCTAGTAAAGAGACGGTTGATCGCTGGAAAATGCAGACTGGTGGAGATGTTTATGCTACAGTATTAGGCCGCGGAGATGTCTTTATTTTCCGTTCTATTAAAAGATTAGAATGGAAAAATATAGAAGCTCAAGTTAAGCAGGCAAAGAATCCTGATGAAAATGCTTTGGCCGAAGCAGTAGTTAAAACATGTGTTCTTTATCCGGATCTTCGTTCACCGGAAGGATTTGCTATGGTGAAAGCAGGAACTGTTCCTACCTTATTTGATCAAATCTGTTTTTACAGTAACTTCATGGACCCAGCAATCTCAATAACAATGGTTTATGAATTATAATCAATAAGGAGAAAAAGAAATGGTACCTACGCAAATATTTGGGCGCAACACCGTCCCAACTACAAGCTTCACTGATGTGTGGAGTAAAGGCGGAACGGCAGTTACAAGAACCCTCCCAGCAGCAGCTGTAGTACTCGGAATCTCTTCCAGTAGTGTAGCAGATGACGTTGGAAGTACTGGAGCATTAACCGTAAAGATCGAAGGGTTGGACAGTACTTGGGCCTACATTACTGAAACGGTTTCGATGGATGGTCGAACAAAAGTTAATACGACTCAGTCGTTTCTTAGGGTTAATAAAATGACCGTTCTAACTGCTGGATCTGGAGGAACGAATGCGGGCGTTATTTATGCTTATGATACTTCTGATACAGTAACAAACGGAGTTCCTCAAACAGCCACAAAGATCTTTGCTACAATAGAGATCGGAGAAGGCGTTAGTTTGATGGGAATGTATTCAGTTCCTCTTGGAGAATCTAAGTCCATTAAGAGAATCATAGCTACTGTTGCAGATCATAATGCTACGGCTCGTTTTGGAAAGTTGCAACTTCAGGTTAGACCATTTGGAGGGGCTTGGACAACTTACATACCTCTTGGTCTTTCGAATATGACATCTGATATTGTTTTAGAGCACCCAATAGCTTTACCAGAGAAAACTGATTTTCGTTTTCAAGCAACAGCATCAGCAGCAGGAGAAATTACTCTTATAGTAGAATTAGACAATGCTTAAATAAAGTTCCTGGGTCATTATGGAAGAGAACAAACAGCCGTCTATATTTCAGCTGAAAAGGCAATATAAACGGCTTTTTTTAATTAAAATTAAAGATTACGATATAGTGTTTAGGCTTCTTACTTGGGGAGACATGAAGATCATTAGATCATTCTTGTTTCATTCAATAGAGCTTCAGAATTCAGTATTAGAAGATATCTTTGCGGAATGTGTTATAGAGCACAATATCCCTGATCTTGATAATGCTAATGCCGGCATTCTTCCAACAATATCTAATCTAATAATCAACCTCTCATCTTACAAGACTCCTGAAGATTTTATTAATCAGATGTCTAATGCTAGAGATAAGAGTAGTACTTTCGAAGGTCAAATTGAATCTGTTTTAAGTAAGGCTTTCATATATAATGTTAGAGAATTAGATTCAATGTTGGTATCTGAGGTTTTAACGGAATTAGGTAAGGCCGAAAGAGTTCTTACTGGCGAAGGATTACCAGATCTTCCTATTAGATTAGAATCAGAAGTTCCCGCTGCTAAAAAGAATACAATCACTAAACCGCCTCCAGGTGTTATTCCTCCAAGGAATATGCCAGTACAGCGAGATACGAAAGTTCCTCCTGAAGATAAAAAGCCTTTTATAGTTAATGTTGAAGAAGAGAATAGAATTTTAGAGCAGATGATGAATGAAGACGATTAAGGAAAATAAGCGTCGCTCCCATGTTTTAACGGCTGCCACACTGATGACAGCAGCAGGCTATTATGGTAGTCAAAAACTACTGAATATGCCCGTTAAGTATGATGCTAATCGACTGCGATATTTAGCTGCCGGTATCCCGGAATGGCAAACTATTGTTAAGAGTATAGGTCTGCCAGAAGGATATATTCCTGCCAGAGCTGTATATTTGAATTCTATTAGGGCAATTGAAGAGAGTCTATTTGGTATACCCAAGTCTCTTGGTATTTCTGATCTTATATCTCATAAGTTATTTCAAAATACGGAGATACTGTTTGAGAGTAAGGTTCATCAAGAACATCTTATTAAGCATAGCAAATATTACTCTAGATTAACAGGAGTTAATCCGGAATATCTTAATTTAAATCAGGAAACATTTAGGTATTCTGGTAATAAACTATATCTTGCCGCTAAAGAAAATGGAACATGGGTTAATAAGAGAATTCTATTAGATAGCGCCGATCTTCATGTAGCTAAATTCCAAATCGGAGACAAACTTAATCATAGTCGATTCTTATCGGAATATCAGTCTAATCTTGGTATAACCCCAGCTAGGTTCTCTAAAAATCCACAATCTCATGAGTTTGGTCTTTTAGTAACAGGTGGTAAGAATAAGTATCATAATCTAGCTAGAAAGGCTGGAGCTTATGCCTCAGATCTATTTAAAACTTATCTAAGAGTTATGGATGATCCGTTTGAAACGGCATCTAAATTCTTGGATTCAACTGGTCTTGGAACAAATTTAAGTAGAAAGATATTTGGAAGAGGCAGCGATCTTCTTCAGCAGTTTGGTCTCAAAAATAGATTTGGAGCAGGTGGATCGGAGTTTTTAGGCAGAAAAGCTACCGAATTAATGAAGAGACACCTTACTCATGGTATTCCAACTTTAGTTGGAGGTTTCCTTGCTTATAAGGCAGTTAACAGAATTACTGCAGAAACTGGACTACTTCCTGGAGGAATATCCGGAACATTTGCAAGTGCCGCTCAAGGTGTAGGTCTGGCGTGGAGCCACGTATCTGAAGCCTCAGGGCTAACATGGTTAAAAGAAAAACAAGAGAAGCTTGCTCCCGGAAGCACAAGCTTAGGGGCTGTTCTTGCCTTTCCTTTAGCCGGCATGCTAACTGGCGGACTTCTTTCTGGCGGTAAAACGGTAATTGATCACTTTAGTCATAGTGGTGTAGATCCTTTATTAAGTAGGGAATTAAAGACTCCATTTAAACTTGGGATCAAAGCTCAGGGATTAGCGGCTAATATTGATGAAAAACTAGGAACATCTATCAAAGGATTTATTGAAAAAATCCTTCCTAGTGAAGCAACAAGATTCCAAAGATTCACTAAAACTGGCGCCCTAATAGGAATGGCAATGTCTCTACCATTCTTGCCTGGAGCATTAGGGTCCAAGTATCGTCCAGAAGAGCGTAAGAAAATTTATAGCGGCGAACAATTCGTTCCCATTAAAAAGGGCCGATATTGGGAAATGGGAATGGGAGCTTATGAGGGAGAGGGAACAGATTATTATGCTCCACATTGGACAGTAAGATTTATTAAGGATATGCATGCTAAAGGCATGTATCAGGATTTATATGGACATCCCTTTAAGAGATGGCTTGGTCAAGCTATCGATCCATACTATATTGAACGACATATGGATAAGAAGGGATACCGTAAGTATGATGTATGGGGTCCATCCGATCTTGGTTTAGGTTTTATTGGTAAGATATATAAGCATACAATAGGTAAAATATTAAAACCGCCAGTCTATTTCTATAAAAACGACAAAGAAAGAGAAAGATTAAAGGCTACCGATCCTTATAGTATGAAAGCTGGAGTTAACGAAGTATTCCAAGCTTTCACTGAAGCTACTGGTCTTAAGGGCTTCGTAATGAGGAGTATAGCTAGTAAGTTTACTCATCGACAAACTCTATTTGAGCAGGACGAATTAGCTCAAAGCGCAGAAAGAATAGGATCGCTAGATAGGCAATATTTTGATGCTAATATTGGATCTGGTCTAGGAAACACTGAAGTTGTCCGTCGTATGTTGATCGATCAATTCAGTGAGACCCAGTATATTGATTCCAACAAAGTTAACAATATGCCTAGCTGGATGCCGGAACACTTTAAGACTGGTGATCCGTATGCCAAAATTCCTGGCGGAGAATATAGATTGCCTGGAGCTGGCTATGCTGCGTTACATCCAGAGCTTCGTAAATTAACCCCAGAACAATATCCGGATGCATATAAATTATCTATTCTTGGTAATGTTGCTCCATATAGTAAGCAGAGAATAGAGCTTGAGCGTAAGGTCCAAGCTGGTTATGAATACGGAAAACTTGCTCCTGGAGAATTGCAAGCTTTTGCTCAATTTTCAAAAGAGCAAGAAGCTATTGCGGCAGAGGATAAAAAATTAACATATGAGCCGCCAGATAATTGGTATGGCAAATATTGGAACTTGCTAGGTAAAGTTGGTAGGGGAAACCCACTAGAACATTTAACTCCGTTTGCTCCAGTACATAAGTTCGCTCCATCTCAAGATCCCTTAGAGAAGTATAAAGACTTGGAGGTTCTTGATAGTAACTATAAAATGTGGGATCACCCAGTAAGAGATTTCTTGGCTCCTACTGTCAATAAGGCTCTTAACGAATTATCTTTTGGAGCTTATGTTCCAAAATCTTATGAAACTTCAGCTAGTATAGAGGAGCAGTTCCAGAAAATTCAGTTTGTTAAAAATCAGATGTTAGCTCAGGAGATGAAGAGAACGTCTGACGCTCAAGAGCAGCAACAACTCGCCTCACAGATGAGACGAACAATGTATGACGTTAGTCCTTATGCTCCAGAAGAACAGTTAACTAAGTTTATACCAAGAAGTGAACGTCAATATTTTAATGCCTTCGCTAAAGAACAGAATCCTCGTCGTCGTGAAGCTATAATGCATTATGTTCCCAACTACATGAGAGAGATCTATAATGCTCAGTGGGAAAAAGAAAAAACATACGAGATTCAAGATAAGATAATGAGGGGAGATAGGGTTAGTTCAGATGAAAAGAACTATCTCATTCAGGGAGAACAAGATATAGCTTCTCGTGGAGTTTCTGTAGATAGACATCGCGGCCTTAAGATTATTGGAGATGAGAATGAAAACTATAGAAAACTTAAGCTTCAAGAGATAACAGAAAATAATGATCTACCGAATCCAAACTCTACGGTATGGGCTTCAAACGTAAGCGTTGATGCAGTTAAAGCTAAAGTTATTATGAATGAGGGTATGAACCTTCATGATTTTGATTTATGGAATGATGACGAAGAAGAAGCTCATAGGTTACCGAATGATGTTGTTTATGATATAAATGTTACTCGCGGAGTCTTTGGTTCTGCAAGACATAGACTTAAAAATCAATTACATCAGATGGGCCTTACTGATGTTAGTTTAACAATGTCTCCGCATCCATATGGAAACACAAATATAGTAACTACTGTTGATGTTAAACCATATATTGCCGAAACATTACGTAATGATGGATATATAGGATGAATCCACTACCAGATAAATCGAACAGATCTAATCCGCCTACACACGTAGGGATAGTTTCAGGTTTAACTAGACTTGGACTCTTAGGTGGAGCAGGATATGCTTTATCTAAATTTGCAAAGATAAAGCCAGGGATGATATTTGAACAGACTGGATTAGAGAGTGTTGGATCTAAATCTTCAGATCTAGAAGAGGTAGCTGCTAATTTTTACAATAGATATAAAGATTATCCTGAAGCTATGCAAAAAGACCTTCAGCAGATAATGAATTATTCTCCTTATAAAGATGTTGTTCCGAAGATTACAGAAGCTGACGATCTTCTTAAGTTTGTCCAAGGTAAAAATGATCTTACCGGAATGTTGGCAGGTTATGCTCGAAGCTTTGATCCAAGTTTTGAAATTTCGGATCTTGGATCTAAAATGTCTGCTGGCAAGCAGGTAACTGATGGAGGTTACTTTCTAAATTTTAAAGATCTGTTTGCACAACATAATCTTAATCTTTCTCCTGCAGAGCAGGAGGCTATTGCTAAGTCTTTTGAAAGTATCAGAAACGATAAATTTAAAGGTCATGAAATTGGGATTAAGCTATATAATGATGTTAAAACCAAAAGACCCAGAAGTGCCGCAGTTCTTTTTTCTAACCAATCCGGAACCTCTATGTCCTATCATTTAGATATAGCTGATGAAGAAGGAAGAATGTTTGTTAGCGACAAATCTAGTACATACTTTACTGCCCGTAAGTTCAAATATTTAGATAATGAAATAGAATCTATTACGACAGCCCAAGCTAGAGCATATGCTACAAGAGGTAATGCTGACGATATAAGACAGACAATGTTAAGAGCTGCTGTTTATGACGACATGTCTATTGCCCGTGAAGATACCATATCTCACTTAATAAGAAAAGGTCAAGTTCTACATTTTTCTCTTAATGATAATGGTCCAGTTTTCAATTCAAGAGTTGAAGATATTGGAGCATCAGCATCCCCAATGTCTAAACAATTTCCTGTTAAATCATTAGAGGAATCTAGTTTAATAAATAGATTGCTTGGTTATGCTGCATCTGAGAAAAATCCGCGCCAATCTCTTGGATACGGAAACTGGGTTGGAATTAAAGATTATAATGAATTAGCCCCATACTTATCCAAAGTATCCACCAATGATCTTATGGATATTAACGTAGAAAATTATTTACAGATCAAACGTGGATTTGTTGGAAAAGATATATGGAATCGTGTATCTCAAAAAGGATGGTTTGGTGAGCGTTTCAGACAGGTTGAAGAAGATGAAATGTTGATGACACCGAAACTAAAAGCAATAGGAAATCAGACTCCTCACTCATATAAGGTAGTGGATTTTGGTAAGGATGCTGAGCTAACTCTATATAGCGCTCACTCTAAATATCAAGCTGGCGGCGGTAAAATGAATTTCATGGAATGGCTTGATTCTGATGAACCATCAAATTATTTTAGACAAAATCCAATTGACATAGGCGAAAACTTTAACTTTGGAAAAGATCCTAAAAAGGGATATATTGTTTCAAGAGAATTTAATCCAACTAGAGAGCGTTTGGTTGGCTATAATAATGCGGACAGATCGTTTGCTGTTGAGCAAATCTTTGGTATTGATGAAGGTCAAAAATTCATGAATAACAAGGTAACGGCTCTTTTTGCTAAAAATGATAAGAGTTTAGTTGCTGCTGGCAGATTTAGTGTTGCACTTTCTCATTATGGTTCAGAACAAGGAAACCATCAAAACATAATGAGAGAAATAGAAAGAATGCTATTGAGCGCCAAAGTATCAGCAAAAGCAAAGAAAAACTTTAGTAAGAGCGGTCTTGTACATAAGTTGATTGATGGCAATAAAAAGGCGCCAAAAATCCTTCAGGATTTTGCATTATTCCAAAAAGAAATGGGATATGCTTCTAGTGAATACGAAGTCTCTGGTATTCAGGTTGTAGACAAGCTAAAGAAGAATATGATTTCGGGAGATAAGTCTGCTCAGAAAATGAGGAACTTATATAAAGATGCTCTTATAAGGGCGCAAAGAATGGGCCTTAAAGACCCAGAGCTTGCTCAAAAACTAGCTGGAATGGGGCATACTTATACTGCTGGAGGTAGGCTTGTTTATGATTCAAGAGGCAGAGGGCCCGTCAATCTTGTTGATGCTTATAATAAAATTACATCTCTTATTGGAGAAAATACTGGATACACATCAGATATTCTTATGGCTCCTCCTGTTCCAGCCCCTAAAATGGGCTTTGGAGGACATACTTCCGTTACAAGACCTATCCTCGACAACGTTAGCACAATCTTTGGAGATCAGGCTGTAGGTATAAAGCAAGAATTAGTAGAGACGGCTTCCGGAATGCAATCTGATCTATTGGAGCTGACAACAAATATTCTTGACGCCGAATCATATGGAAAAGACACTCCATCCATCTCTTTAGGTGATTTTGTTTCCAATCGTAACAAATACATGCCAGAACATGTTGGATCTAGGGGGCGTATTGTCGTCAATCTTCCTGGTAATCAGCATATAGCCGTCCCAACAGCAGAATATAAATCTGGCCTTTATACCGATAAAACTGGCACAGATATTTCAAAACAACTCCAGTCAGCCTTTGATGAAGTAATTAACGTTGCGCAAAGTGGTGACGTTCAGCAGACAACAAATATGCTGAAACACTATAAAGACCTTCAAATGGAAGCCTGGAGACAGCTAAATAAAGATAAGGCTGTTGGAGGACTTAGTAAATATTCGTATCAAGGTCAAGTACAGAGTGCTATGTTTAAGGAAGAGGATTGGGGACAAATTGCCGACTCCTTAAAACATGCTCCACACAGAAAAGCCGCAGTAGAGACTTTTGGAGAAGATTTTGTTAAAGCTATAGAAACTCCGCATGCTAGACAGTATTTGTTAGAATCTAATAGTCAGCAGCTGAGGCAGCTTGGAATTAAGGGAAATGCCGGCACCGTATTAATCAGCAAAAATCCTAATTTCATGGGATCAACAAGTGGGGCATTAGTTTTTGATCGAGATCTATTCCAAAATTTCCTAATAGATAGAAAGCTTCGAACTCAGTTTGATAATAACGGAATGCATACCGTAGGAGTTTCAAAGTCTCTTAGAGATGCTCCATTCTGGGATCTAGATCAAGATATTATCGATATGCAGAGCGTGAGAAAGCCAGAAAATTCTAGGACCATTATGGATCAAATAATGGATGAAGCTTCGGCTACCCATAAACTCAGAAAACTAGGAGAGAGTTCATTTAAAATTCTAAATACAAGTGGCGCTAAAGAAGCTCTTGCTAGAGAATATTATGATGCCGGAAGTGGCTTGTTTAGTAAAGAATTTTTAACAGCTGCCTTTCAAACTAATAAGCTATCGTTTGTTGATATTGGAACTCTTTACAATAAGATGCAAATCATTCAGGCTGCCGGTCAGGAAATGGGTGGAGAAGCGGGAACGTCATTAGGAGAATCAACTAAGCTTATTCAGGAAATGGTGCTGAAAGCTGGAGGCAAGGGAGCTTCTGGCGTCAAAGAGGCTGGAGAATTCTTCTCACAGCTTGATTTGATTCAGGCAGGACAAAGAGCACCTCATATAGGCCCACTAATGGATCAGATGATGGGCGCTGATCGATTAACCGGAGAAGCGGCAACTAGATACCAAACGGTTAAAGGGGCACTTTTAGATGAGGGAATTCAAGCTAAAATAGCTGATGCTGCCAGAAGGTTTAAGTCATCTTCAGGAATAAAGACGCCGGCAGATATTATTGAATCCATGCTAGATCCTGGCATGAATACTCTACATAAAGCATTAGGGCCAAAGATAGCAGAAAGGTTCCCAAATCAGGCAAAAAGAACTGTTCTGGATAGAGCTACTGAAGCTATAAGTGAAACTGCAGCTCCAGCAAGAAAATACCTGAACAAAAAAGGACTGATGGGATTGGCTATCGGAGCTATAGCTTTAAGAACCCTTGCCGGCAGCAGTGGACACAAAGTTCCAGATATTGAACCTGAGAGTAACCCAATAGGTCAAAACCCATCATTTAGTCATCCCGGACAAGGTTCCAGAATCCCTAAACTAGTTATGGGAAATGGGAATCAATCAATGGATATTAGGTCTAAGATTAAACGAGGACATTTAGGTCAGTTCCTAGCACATATTCAGGGATCATTTAATAATGTTAGGGTCAATGATAACTCAAAAGACGTAACACCAGAAGATATACAGAATATGGTCATGGAAAACAGATACAACACTTGGAGACACGATCGGAGTAAACATGAGTAGTCCTATTTCAGATTACAGAAAAGTTAATGAAAAGCTTGATGCAAAGATTTCTTTAGAAGGAAATACCTGGATTAATGATATCCAACTTTATATTCCTCCTGAGAATATCGACGTAATTAAATCGGCCAATACTGACCGTATAATGACGCTTAGAAGCAACACGTCTTTCAAAATGCAAGAGGGCTATAGTGATGTAGCTATTACTTTATCTATTCCTTTTCCATCTGGTCAAGGACTTTCTTCTGAACCATTTCCTTTATGGAACTATAAGCTAAAACCACTTATTGCTCAAATTAAGAAGACTCCCCTTATCATTCTACAAAACGAGTTTGTTGTATCTCAGTTTGATAGAAAATATACTAATCAGTATGGAACCATTCCTCTTACTGTAGAAAATATGAGTATATCTACAGTTGAGAATCTTCCTGATACAGTATCGTTGATCATTACATGTTCATATGCAAATCTTAAGCCTTACATGTCCGATCTTTTGTTTAGGAGAGTTTGGAAGAAAGATGAGGATGGAAGTGAGGCCGTCAATAAAACCGAATACCTATCTCTTATAGATGGCGAGTATGTAAGTAAATTAAAATCAGACATTACTCCATATCCTATAAATAGCAAAGCTTTTTATGATTTTTTTGCTTCCGATATTGCTCAGTTAAAGGTTATGGAGAGTTATGGGGACAAGACCGAATTTACTTATAAAAAATACTATGTGACGAATGCTTTAACATTTAATACTGCGGTATTGCCAGCTGCCTTTTCCTATACGACTACAGAAAAAGAGGCTTCATTTGGTGCCAACGATCTTAATATGCAGATCACCACGGGGTCTTCTGTGTCTTTAAATGTTGACTTTAAAGAAAAACTTGCAGGAATTACGAGAGCATACGTAAGAAATTGCTTAAACGAAAAAGGTAAATTATCAGGAGAAAACCTTCTTAATATATTTATTAAGTATGGAAAGATAACATCAAATAAAGCACCTAGAACATATGAAGATGATATTGAGGCTCTTATTGATGCATCTAATATTGTTCAGATTAATCCTAATCTTAAAAGCGACAATGTTATTGTATTATCTGAAGCCCATTTAACTGGAAAAGCGCTTTTAATACAAATCGTAGATATTAAAATTATAGACATTATTCAGCTCTTCTTGAAAGAAGGATTGGGAGTTATTAAGATAACTGAACAGCTGTATGATGTTTACGATCCAAGCTACGAGTCATATGATTATTCGAAAGAACCCAGCTCAAATAAGGCAGGACATGGAAAAGAAAGTTCCAATCCAGGACTTCTTCCATTTAGAACTCCAACAAATAAATTAATACAAAAAAGCGATGGCAAGATAGTTGCTAATCCTGAGGTTATAAATAATCTTAAAAAAAGAATTGAAAAAGAAGTTCTTCCTAATGGAGTTTCATTAGACGACTTATCTTTTGATAATACTCTTTCTTATGGAACCAAAGTCGTTTTTTATCAAGAGTTTAAAATCCCATTATCTCTTAGCTATTCCATACCTACGAATATTACGGTAACTTTTGTATCGAATATTACAAAAATTAAGATGAATCATTATGATTACCCAACGGTTCAATTTATGGGCGGTAATGATCCCATTGGTTCTATTGTATTTATGTTCTTGGAACAGAGAGGAGCACTAGAACTTAAGTATTTACAGATAATGTATGATACAGTAAAAGAGAATGCCAGACTAGTAAAAGGAAAAGCTAAAGTTACTGGAGTTACCATAAATACCCCATTTCTTACCGATCTTATTGGTATGACGAATGTACTACTAGAGAACTTTCAGGTATCTAGTGTTCCTCAGTCTCCAGATGCCAGACTAGCGGAAATCACATTTACAGATACTACGTCAAATGCCAACTTTAGAGATACGACTCTAAGATCCTTTAATTATGCTCCAACGATGGCACCAAAATTTTATCCAAGGATAATTGAGGGTTTCTTTCAAGAAATAACGGACGGCGGAAATAATAGTCTTTTAAATGATATCTATAGAACATCAAAGATTCCTCATTTATATAATTACTCTTTTGTGCAGGAACCTGGTCTTAAGGTCTTTTGGAGACCAACCTGGAACCCAGAAAATCAGATGGCTACCGGTTCAAAGGGTGGAGCTGCATTAGATCCAAAAGACCCTACATATGATCCAGTAGATATTCTTGTAGAGATGTGTCGCCTTCTAAATCAATCTACAGTTAATGCTAATCAATATGTTGGATCAACATATATTAAGGATCGAAATGGAAATTTAATGAATTTTGATAAACTCATTAAATTACTTCCATTCATGTATAGAATTATATATACTATGCAAGAACCCGATTTTGGCGGTAATGCTAAAAAGTTGATGACCTTTGAAGAAAAGGAGATGATCAAATGGGCAACACTTGCTATGTGTATAATTATATCTAAAGAAAGTGGTTGTCAGCACTTTAGTTCTACCGGAGAAGTTTTAAAGAACTTTGCAAGTTACGGAGACGATATTGGTATTGGACAATTTCATAGCAGCACATTTTTAAATGTTGAAGAATCCCATGCAAAAGCATTGAAAGCTTATCCAACAAATTTAGGTTTAATTGAGGAACAAAATAATACTGGATTTTATTACTCTCAAGCCATTATATCTAATAAGAAAACAGCAGGAGATTTTACTGGTATTGATAATGTAAGGGTTGACACTAGTCCTTGGGGATTACTGTATTATGGGTTATCCGAGAGTGTACTTGAAACTGGTTCTGATACGCGCGTACCAGGCAAGTATCGTGCCGATATGTATAAAAAAGAAAACTCTACAAACGGATGGGATTTAACAACTACAAATTCAGAATTTAGAGAAAATAGTTTCTTGTTTAGTAGTCAAGCTCTTAATGATGCAACTGCAATTGTTTATGCTATAAGATGTAGAGATCTATTTTTAAAGCGAGACGTTAATCAGTCGTATAAACGAGGAATGTGGGTTCCATATTATCCATTAAAAACGAGGCAATTATCTGGATTTGATCATCCATCAATTATACTTGATCCTTTAGATCCAATACAAAACCTGATCGCCTCTATATTTCACTTTTTTTATGGCAGACAAAGATCAAAAGAGATAACTGACTCTATTTTTGGTGAAGCTGGAACAACAGGAGATCAGTTTGTTATTGGTTTTAAATCTTTTGGATCAGATAACACGATCAATATCCCAATTAGCGGGAAAAGAGTCGATATACAGAAAATGAAAAGTGGACTAGGAGATCTCGCTTTCCTTTATAATCAAGGAACGCTTGATCCTAGAAATAAGGATGGAACACCAAGTAAAGTTCGAAAAGAGTTTGGAGATAAATATCGCAACGATTTCCTTAGTCTTATCGAAATAGCTCAACTCATTCTTGGAGAAGATCTTAAAGAGCTTGATACTATTTTCAGTAGTGTAGAAGTTAGTAAAGCGGCCCTAGATGCCAATATGATTCCTAACGTTAATTTAAACGATAACGTTTCTAAGATCACGGCATTATCTACGTTTGCTGCTAATCAAGGAAGACTTTCCTCTCCCGGAGTAGCCTTTACTGATCCTGGAACAAGTAAGTCGAATAGTAACTTAGAAGCAATCGAACAAGCTAAGGAGACAGATAATTCTGACTTTCCTGTTATTACTGATACGTATGGTTTTCTTGATCTAATATCTAAATATGCCGATCCTCTATGCACCGATCCTAAAATAACTCCCTTTATAAAAGAGCGATCTGATAGGGCCAGAAAGAAAGCTAATGAGAAAGTTGCAGACAAAAATACCGATGCCGTCGTCCGTACTCCAACAACATTTGAACTAAACTATGATGACGCAGTAGCCAAGATTGGCGAGATCATATTAGCTTATGTAATAAGAAACATAATTAACGATTCCAACTATGCTAAAGCTGATGCAACATATCTTGACACATATACTGATGCATTAATCACGGGTCTTTCTAGTAGAAGACTTTTGGGTTCTGCTTATCCGGATCTTCACCTGGATACAGACAATATCTGTCTTAAAAATGAATTTAATATCAACCAGCCATGCGATCCAGATTTCTATTTTGCTAATATTGATTTTAGAAAATCAGATACTCAGGCAAGAGAGGATTCACTTAAAACATACACTAAACAACTTTACGATAGTACTTTTGCCGGCGTAAATAGAAACACTAAAGTAGATCTTATTGATGATGCTACCAGGGCTATTTCAGATGCCAAGTTCATTTCGTTTGAATTTACTGCCAGCAATCTTGGACAAGAGGATAGCGATAAGCCATTTGATGATCCGGATTATGATACAAAACTTAAGAAAAGTAGTGATGACAATAAGTCTGGAGTAGAAATAGATTCTCAATCTGAAGTTGATGCTAAAAAACATCTTTTTGCCGGGGTCGAGACCATTGGAGAACAAACTGTTCCTGTTTATGCTGCCAAACCTGGGGATGCCATAATTGGGAATCTTGAATATAAGTCTAGTGGTAAGATTCTAAGCAAAGGAATGAAATTAAATTCAATGAGCTTTGGTGCTGGAAAGGATTCAGGCTTAAATAAGGTAAATGCAACAACGATAGGATATGAAGAGGCGCCTTTTGCTGGAATGAACTATTCAAGAGCCAGTGAGTCTCAAGATAAGGGCGGAAGATACCTGACAGACTATATTAAGCAAATGAAAAGAGATTATCGTGTAGCTCGTCGAATGTATCCTACTTTTAAGCTTTATATTCTTGAGGAAAACACGATTGAGTCAAACTGGCTTGCTTATGATGATTTTTATAGCATCAATACTGTTCAAGAGATCCGTATTGTAAGACAAAAAGATAACCCTGCAGACTTATGTTACATAGCTATTGCTGACCTACTTGGAACGTTTACCAGTCAAAAATTTTCATCAGAAACATCCAGAGTATTAGAAGCTACTGAATTTAGAAGGGCAGAAGATTTAAATACAGTCTTTGCTAATCCCATAAATAATCTATTGCTAAAAGATGGAATGTGTATTCAGGTTAGACTGGGATATTCAAATGACCCGAATAAGCTCGAAACAGTCTTTAATGGTAAAATTGTTTCAGTAGAGAATGAATCTTCTATTGTTAACATTATATGTCAAAGCTACGGAACAGAGCTCATTACAACGGTTAAAAAGAATAACGATGTTGGCTTTATACAAAAATGGGCCAACTTTGACACAGATGAATTACTCAGTATGATGATAACGCAGCCAGAACTTAAACATTTTGGTCGCTGGAAATTATCTGATCCCATTGGATTACCAAAAAATACTCTTCGTGCTGACGGGAAAAGAAGGTTGTCATGGACAATTTTCCCTAAACCAAACGACGTAAATATATGTCCTCCAACACAAGAAGATTGGGGATATATAATAAGAAAAATAAATCCCGTTACTTTGGCATTAAGATTATTTGGATTCAATTACTATTATGGCTTTAATATGGACGGAATGACTCCATGGGAAGTATTTCGTGAGTCAATGTTAAGACATCCTGGATATGTTACTTATCCACTTCCATATGAAACCAGAATGACAATGTATTTTGGGCATCCAAATGGCATGTATATTTATAGGGAAAAGACCCCCGTGTCTTTTGCGTTAGGTCAAGATCCAGATCAAATCGTTAACTTTGTAAAAAATATTTCGGATAGATTGAAACGAAAAGGAGATCCCAGAGTAAGAAATGATCAAGCCGGAACAGATTTCGTTAAGAACATGTTGCAAAATGCCAGCTGCACCAAATATTTCCAAAACCATTGGGTAGCGGCATCTCATATTAATCTTGTTCATAATGGATTAAAAGCAGACTCCAGAGATGTATATAATAAAATCATTGTTCGCTCCACACATGGCGATAATCCGGGAGACACAATGAACAATGGTAAGAAAAAGGTCGATCCTCAAGAAATAGAATTAAGCCCCTTCTTATTGGATAATGAAATAAGACAAACGGAATTTGAAAATAGAAATATAGAAACCACTCTTCATGCTATCAGATATGGAACATCAATATTGCAACAAGAGTGCCAAAGACTCTATAAAGGAGATATTGCTCTTTTAGGAGAGCCTGGAATTAAACCATATGACATAGTTTATATCTATGACACTACTAATCAGATCTTTGGTTTTATTGAGGTTGACGAAGTTGTTCATACGTTATCAAGAGAAACTGGTTTTATTACATCGATCAAACCTCATATGGTTACCAATACTAATGAGAATGTTAACTCTCCTACCAACTCGGCTATGATGGCATTCTGTTTCGCGTGGTTGACCGACTCTATGAAAAGCGATATGATTCATGATTATAGGTCGGCCACCCTTCTTACTGAAGCTGTAGTTGCTGGAGCAACGGTTGCAGCAGCATTATATGCTGGTCCATTCATGGCATTCCTTTCTATTGTATCTGGGGTTGCTGGTGTATTTGGATTAGATACAAAAATCATGTCATGGGGTATTGCAAAATATCCTATCATTTTAAGTCCTGTAATGAAAAATGGAGTTCCTTATGTATTTGGACTAGATTCATTTAATGTTGATAAGACTCTTACAGAGTCTCTCAGATTCTATTGGGATAAGAATGTAGCCGATTTTGGATTGGCTATAGATACGGTCCAAGACAATATAAACGCACTTTTGAACAATAAATATACACCACCTACTGGAAAGAAGTAATCATGGCAGCCATAAGAACAACAGAAGTTTGGGTACGTCTTGACGAGAATGTCGAGGATTTGTTGCTTAATGGAGTACCTAAATTAGGAGATACGGTAACTCTGACATATCCTTTTAGCTCTCCAAATGAAGAAGATATACTAGCTACCAGGGATCTTGGCAAAGCCTCAAATGCTGAATATCTTGTCGTTGAAACAAATAACTTAAACAATATTATGGGAAGTTAATGACATGTCAATAACTCAATTAAAAAGCAATACTATCTATTCAACTAAGGCTCAAATAACCGATGTTAAGCTTGATCGATCCGGAAAGGTATTTGTCAAAGTTGCAGTTGATGGAGAAGAGCTAATTGGTCCTGCAAAAATAAAGGATCCAGAAGTTGAGAAAAAACAACAAGTTGACCTTAAAAACATCAACTCAATTAAGCTTATTAAGGCCGTGGGAGGTTCAAAAGAGTCTCCCGTTTTAGCTGTTCTTCCTAAGTCTGCACATCTAATCTCTAATAGTGGCAAGAATGGATTTAGTGTTATACAGGATTCGGGATCATTTATAAATGGCCCAATTACATTTGATGCTCATCCGGAATCTATTAGAATCTGGAATATTTATAGGCTAAATGGAGAGTTGACATCAACTATGCCATCAACAATCATTACTCCAATACCTATGTTGAAGTTAGATTTCCCTATATCTGGAGTAAAGGAGCTAAAAAACATCCTTAATGAGATAAAAAGTTTGTTGAGTTAAAGAAAGTTCTTGATTTTTCATAATAATTAGTGTATATTATACTATATTTAACAACTTGGAAAATATGCCTTTAACCTCTATAAATGACCTCAAAGCTACATTCGATGGCGACCTAATGATCACCACCAATGGAGACTTGACCACGACTGAAAACGATGGAAATCTGGCTATAATGCAATACATAAGAGGAAAGCTTTCTCAATTGAAAAGTGGAACTCAAGCTGAGCATTTTATGTCATCCTATGTTGGTAAGCCAAATACCCAAAAAATGGCTATAGAGATGGCTACGGAGTTAAAATCTATACTAATTGAAGATGGAGTAATAGGTGGTCACGAACTAACAATAACGCCATTTCCTATATCAAAGACAGCTATCAATTTTAGGGTATCTCTTGTTATGTTCAATGGAGTTAATGTTAATAAGTCTAAGGAAGTGAGCGTATCAGGATTAAATGAGATTTCAATTTTTATGGCTTTCAATCTATCTGATGGCCAACTTTTTATTCTTAGTTAAGGATTTTATATGGCATTTCTATTAAAAGATATCAATGAAATGATCAATAATGCTGTCGCTAAATTAACGACAAGCACAGCCTTAACTGATCTTGGACCAAACTCTTATCTTAGGCAGTTACTTTCTGTTTTATACTCTGATCTCGACAATCTTCAGACTTCATTCCTTTTGAATGAAACTGGAAACTTTATAAGCAACGCATCTGGATCGGATCTAGATAAGATAGCCTTATTGTTTGGATTACGTAGAAATTCTGCTAATCGCTCTATAATTGTAGCTGGCGCAAAGAACTTTAAGTTCTATGTTAAGACTGGAACTTTTGGTAGTATCAATGGCTCCTCTTCTATAATCGTTCCTACTGGAACTAAGATATATACAGAATCTACTCCAGTTGTAACCTATACAACGATAGAGGAAATTACGTTACCATCCGGATCTACGGAATTCTATTTTTCGGCCTCTGCTGATACAAACGGAACTGGCGGAAATGTTAATGGAACGAATATATTAAATCAACATAACTTTGTCAACTACGTTGACAGAGATAATGCTAGTCTTTTGGTCACTAATGTTTATCCCGTAACGATTGGTGTTGATCGTGAGACTGATTCTGCGTTTAGGTTTAGAATCATGAACTCAGCCAAAACCATGCAAAAAGGCAATATTCTAGCCCTAAGATTTGCTATCTTACAACTTCCAGGAGTAGCTGATGTTGTTTACGAAGACAGAGCATACGGAGTGGGGACTGCCAGATTAGTTATTCAGCCAAATACAATTACATTAAATCCTACTATTATGGATTTTGCTCAACAAGTGGCTAAATCTGAAGCACCAATTGGAACGAATATCGTTGTTGAACAGCCGGATATATTGCAAGTAAGATTATCCGTTACAATCAACTTTAGGACGGGAACGACATCTGATGAACAAAGTCGTATAGTTCAGGGAGTAACATCTCTCATTTCATCATATATCAACAATTTACCGATTAATCAGCCGCTTCTAATCAATCAGTTAGCTGGCCAGATTATCGCATTTAGCCCATCTAAAATACTAAGTATTGGAACGCCAAACAAGTTCTTTGATTATATTTATATATATAAAACAACTAAAGTTGGGCTAGTCAGGAAAGAAGTCGTATCAGATGTCTTCATTCCTGATGGATTATCTCATAAGTTTGCTGTAGCCTCATTTGTCGGCGATCCTATAAACGTACAATAAAATGTATTATCCGTTCAGAACACAAGCTCTTGCGAACACCCTTTCTTTGAATTCTAGAGGAAGATGGGACAAGTATTCTGTATATCAGCAGATGGTAGCTGGTGTTACCGGATATTCAGATAATCTTCATCAACAGCTTATAATTAGTGATAATAATAAATATCTTTCTACTTATGACTTTAGAACGTTATCGTCCATTAAGTATAAGCAAATGCCACTTGATAGTGATCTTGGTATCCTACCATCAGATCACATTAATGCAACAGCGAGCTTTGGGTCTGTTCAATTAAAAAAAGCTGGACGCTTAAATGAGTTTATTTTTGGAGATAATTTTGGCGGCTACTTTACTAAGAATGCTGGTGATCTCTCTATATCAGGTGTTCTTGTTGATGGATTCGAAATAACCGAACAAGAGACGAGTCTTGTTGATGACTCTAAATACATTTATTCTCAAGATAACTATATCTATATAACTGCAAACTTTGCATCTGACTTATTCTTATATGACAGTCCTATCAGTGCAACAATCTATGGTTTAAATCTTTATGGTTCTCCTATTTTCGAAGATATAGAGATTACGAAAAATGGCTCATTAAAAACCGTTAATAACTATAATAGACTTACAAGCTTTGTTATTAATGATTTTACGTCTGATCTTCAGGACGCATTATTAGCTGATCCGATTATCTTATCTATATCGTCAGTCGCTCCAGATAAAAATTATCCAATATATCTCAATAATCTTCCTGAGATCATAGATGCAAAACGAGATATAATATGGAAAGTAGAGTCTAATAAATTAAAAGCACAATATGGTGTTGCCCTTAGTAGTGATGACTATTTTGCTGGACTTACGGAATATGATAACTACAACATATATACTCTTCAGAATTCAGCAGGAACAGCCATAACTCCTGTAGCCTTTACTATTGACTACAATTCTCCGTATATATATGTCACAGATACTAATGATAAACTTCATGTATATACTAAATCAGAAGAATATCCTGGGAAGCAGCTATTAATAGATGCTAAAGGATCAACCTATATTTCCGAAGTTATTGTTGAAGTTGAATATACTGATGACTATAAGGTCATACTAAGCCCATCATATACTAATCACAGACGTGGGCGTCAGATAACCGATTATGAGCTTTCTTATAGAACGGAAGCTCAAGCAGATTCTTTTAGTACTACGGAATACGTATTCAATGGCTCCAGTTTCACGTTGGGCGCCCCATATCCTGTCCCATGGGATAATCAAGGATATTATGGATTCTTTCATAATCCTATAACATTAACCTTGAGTCCAGGATTTTATCTTGTTAGATTAAAGGTTTATTATGATGATGGCTCTTATGATATATATAAACGCATTATATATCAGGGATTTAAGAAAGCTTTATTGAGTTTTGATTTGCCAGCATCAACAACTGCAGAAAATTTTGATCTATATGTGGATAGATATGGTAGATTGAATTTAATAGAGATTGCTGGATTTGGACAAGCCAATGTAAGAGAGCATCGTATATTCGAACTTAAAAGATTGTATTATTTATACGACGATAACGATAAGATTATTTATCTACCCAAAGAGGTTACGGCTATCAGTTGGACAGGAGTGAACACTGTCGGATACAGTTACTCTGGAACTGACATTAAAGATAAGAATATATTCTGTGAGATAGATGATCTTGGTCTATTTGCAGGTCTTGAACGAGAATTGGGTGAAACAGCAGAATCATTTTATAATGACATTCTGTTAATGGCAGCAAATAAGCCAAACTCAACTTTGGAAGGTCAGCTTAATATAGCTAAAGACATCTTACATAATGCGGAATCTGATACTCTTGTTATGGATATTAATAAAACAATCTATAACGTTACTGCAGCAGTAGCAGATGTTCATCATATTTATTTAGAAGATCCATTTTTGTATATCGTCGCAACAGATGGCACCATAAAGTATAAGATCGATATAACCAGAACGTCAATTGCAGATATTAAAATAGCTCTAAGCTTATTTTTTACTATTGGCACTGACAGTGAAATTGTAGATATAGCTGATTATAATGCTTTTCCAGGCCTATTTTTAGTTCCATTTGATAATAAGAAAACCGTCTTTAATGATAAACTTTATCCTAATACATATAATAAACTCCCTGTAGCAAACGTATTAATGGATACTGTAGTTCTCTCTGACCCAAATGTTGCGCAAGTAAATGATTTATCTCATCTTACTTATACAAATCAAAGAGCCTACTATGTTGACGTAGCAGACGAGTCTATTACATTTAATTTTGTTCCAACGGGATCCCTTGGAGTATCTTATAGTTATTTAGTAGATGAATTTGATATTAAGTTTTCTGCTCTTAGACCGGTATCTTTGATTGGTCATGGCGGAATTATGGTAGATTTGCCATATAACAATTCCGCTTTATCTACTGAGCTTATATCTGAAATTATAGACATTGAAAATAATAGGTGGGGCTAATGTCTTCTTTAAGAACAATGCTTAATAATGCGAATCTTATTATAGGAAGCGGAGCCTTTACGTGGGGCAAAAGCTTTTGGCAATCAGATAAAAGTTATTCTCAATACTTAAGTTCAACCTATGATTCTGTAGAACTAGATAATGGACTTATTACTCCTGGAACAAAAGTATCCTCTCCATCTACAGAGATATCTGAATATTATAATGGAATATATTCGTCATTTCTTAAGCTGGATGATGAATACGCTCATTTTAAAAAATGGTCATTACCTTTGTCTGATCATTTAGTTTTTAATATAACGGAAGACGGAGGAGATTCGTCAATTACATTAACGACCTCTCCGTCAACGGTTTTTCCTTTAATATTAATGCATAAGTATTTTGATTACTATACCATTTATCATGAGAAGTATAGCGGATCGAGTCGTAGTGCGTTTACTTTTGATCGAAATACAACTACAATATCAAATATTAATCCTAGCTTAACATACTCTGTAACCGAAACAATCACTTCCCCACAGATTACAAATTTTGAAAATCTAGAAATACAGTTATCGTGTTATCCCGTAGTTCCTGGATCGATAACGATAAACAGTAATCCAATAGACTCTAACTATCAGGTAGATTACTTCTTTGGAATTATACGGTCCGGAGTTAACTTCGATCCCGAAGTAGACGATAGTCTTGAAATAGCTTACGAAACAGGTGTTGGCACAATTTATTTGCCGTCCTATATAGATAAGCTTGTATTCACTCATCCTATTAGTTTGGATGATGTTTCTGTCAATGAAAGTTTATGCATAAAAGCAGAATAATATGGCACTTATAGATACATATAAAAATCGAATCAAGTATATTCATAATTATCATGTAGATATTTCTGACACTATAACTGACACATATAACTATGGATTTGCCGTTAAAACATTCGATAGACCTTTTATCTTCGATAAGACGTCAAAAGATGTTGGTATTAAGTTATCTGGAAAAGAGCTTGTTGGCGGAGTGCAGCTGAATATTGATAAAAGAACTAAAAAAGCTATAACAGAAACAATAAATCCCTTTGATAGTTTAGAGGATACAACCAAAACTTACTATAGGGGATTATGTGGTGTTGGATACTATGATGGTATCCCAATTTCGTTAAATCAAAACATAGTTTTCTTTAAAAATACAGATGTAGATAATGTTGCCAATCTTGATACCTTTTTTGATACCAGCATAGACAGATATGGTATAGCTACATATCTATATCGAAACAAATTATCTCCAATGGATTTTCCAAATAATACGGACTACTATAAGGCGGCCTATCCATCTTATAATGCCCTTAACACAAACATTGCCGGAAAATTCGGTTCATTTAATACAGATGCAAAACTAGGATCAAACGGACTACTTAAAAATGTGATAACGACAGGCGATCTTACTAGTTGTGTTTTATTTGACAATGAAACCGAAAATCCATATATAGATTTTAGCGCCAAAGCTACTGCATATGCGAGCTTTACATGCACTATAGGCAACGGAAACAATGGAAGCTATTTTGTAAGTATTCCTATTAAATTTAGAGATACGGATGCTAATAGTCAGGAAACAATCTTACTTTCTACTGATACAAATAATATTATTAGTGTGGAAATAGATAAGACAGATACTGATGAGTTTGCTATAGTTGTAAATCTTTATTTTGAAGATACTACAACTCAAATTCTTACATCACGATCCATCAAATGTAATATAGATTCATTCCAAATAATTAGTTTATTGGTAGATAACGATGATAAGAGGATCTATTTCTTTCTTAATGATCAGCTTTTAGATTGTCAATATCATAATGCTGCCAAAACAAATAGCGCTCTACCCACAAGTTTATCTCTTAATTATGGTGGAACGGCCGATACTAATTGCGGCTATATATTAGGCGACTTTCTGCTGTATGATCTGGGAGATTTAGAATCAGATGGAATTACCCTTAATACTGAATATTGGGTAAATCATAATATTGCTTTCAAGGTCATATCAACACAAATGGCAAAATTTGAGGTTATTCCTTAATGGCATCAATAATTACACAAAATCCAAAAGCCTTTTTCCCAGCATCTACTGGAGGAAAGATCGACACCGAATCGTTCAATTTTATGGTATTAGCCATACTTGAAGATCTTTCTACGCTAAAGACGATGCAGGAGGAATATTTGAGTGCCATAGATGTTTTGCAAAGTAGAGTATTTTCAGATATTCTTTCCAATATAGATTCATCTACAAAATCAATAGAAGCTCTTATTACTAAATATACGTTTCTCAATAATAGTAATCGCTTTACAACTGCCGAGTTCTATAATCTCTTTGATAATACGAGTAGCTATACTTCGTATTTAGGTAGTCTTGATCCTGTAAATATAACTAAAACTGATGATGTTGTTCAGGATCTTGATAGGTTGGTACTAGATGGTGGAGCAATTAAGGTTATTCCATCCACATCTACAGAAAAGGTTTTTACGCCATTTAAGGGCGTCATCGACACTTCCACACTATTATCAAATAGCACTATATATGATATTTCTGAAAATTTTCAAACAAACTTTACTCCCGGAGCTTCTGTTGTCGGAGAGACCTTCTACTTTTTAACGAAGACAACCAGTCCCATCAGTTTTATATACGAAGGAATCGCAGTTACTGAACAGAATGTTAATAATATCTATATATCATCTATTTCAGATCTTCCTTTCACATTAAGAAAGATCGAGTTGATTGATAACTCTGGAGCTGTTGAAACGTTCACAGTTAATACAGATATATACTTTGATTTTAGATTTAGATTCTCAGATACTCCAGCAAAAAAGATAAGACTATACTTGGATCTGAAATCTTGTGTAAAATCAAATATATATATACAGAATGGACTTCAAAGCACTCTTCAGGCATTAGTAAGAAATCCTCTACTCTTTAAAGAGATGGTTTCAAGTAATACGGCTTTCCAAAATTCTACAGACTATAGTGAAGCTTTATTTTATGTGTTCTCTCTTGGTATAGATAATATTACTGCCTCCCTTGATGAGACTAATCATAATACTTCCTATTTCTTTGGTAAGCCGACAATTATAAGGGATATGCAAGATTTTGCTCTTAAGTTTGATGATGAGACAACTATTGATAATATGGATCCAGCTAACTATACAGAATCTGCCATAGTTGAGCCATATGTTCTTATGGAGCATTATGATCTTTTAGATAATATGATAGACCGCCAATTATTATCGGTTCCCAATTGGAATAAAAGTCAAATTGTTGAATTTATTCAGTTTGACGGAGATGTTAATGAGGCTATTGCTGGTCTTAGATTTTTACCTGATACCACTTTAACGCATATTCTTTATGAAGATGGGGTAGTTAAATCTCATAATTTAAATGATAAGACCATATCAATAGCTGGCTGGGATGATACAAAACAATACGTATTGAAATATAGCCCAACCTTTATAAGTTCTGTTGGCACGATCCATCTATTAGATGAAGAGAAAGATACCATTACAGACATTTTTGAAGTAAATGATGGTACGATTAGTGGAAGTCAAATTGTATTTGAATTGACTGCTGCTCCAGATCAAAATGAGGTTATCGTATCTAAATTGATCAATGGAAGTATTGTAACATTAGATACAAACATTACGATTGCAGACGAAACCTTTATAGTATTTAATTACGATCCAACTGATGCTACTAGAACAAATAGCAAGTATTATGTAGAATATACTCCACTATCTTATACTAATCTTGGTGGAATATATAGTTTAAAAAATGATGGATCTATTAAGCTTCATCAAAACATGTTGCCTGGAAACTATTCATATAGTAAAGTTTATCCATTACTTATAGCATATAATCCATTTCAAAATTTAAATATTTCCAGCCTAATAGTTTACGGAACATCGAATCGTACAATTCAGCCAATCGTAAATTATAATGATGGATCGACAGTAACGCTATCGCAAATCCCATCTGGATTGATATCGGATGTTGGAGTTGCCATTAATAATGTAGGAACTATTCCTACTGGAGCAGATGTCGTTGCTAAAAGAGTTGCTATGGCTGACGGGGATACTCCGAATACCAATCTAAGCGGACTCTTAGTAAGCGATTGGGTTCTTGATCAGACATTAGAAGATTATGATGCTGTAACAGTAAATGGCGTACTAAAGCATGATGTAAATAAGAATACTGATCAGTATGCGACCTTCTTCTTTAGACGAGCAGCTGTTCCAAAGTTTAAGATATATATATCTGGCACTTATCAAAATATATGGGTAAAAATGTTTGGCCTATCTAATATTCCAAATACAACCAACGATTGGTTTGATATGGGAAGTCTCTTTAGTGGAACAGGAGCTCCTGGAAGAGGAGCTAATGATGATGGGTGCGCATTAGGACAGGTAGCTAGTGGTACCGGAGAGTTTGTTTGCTCTTTTGGAGAAATAAATAGCTCTAGTGCAACTAATAATATTATCTTAGTAAGAATTAAATTAGGAAGCGGAGATATGATCACTGGACTAGAATTTAGAGGATTAAATTAATGCTACTTGATCATCAAAAATTAGAATTTTTATATAAGAAGATATTTGGTGGATTCTCCACTACTTATATAAAAGGAAAACAGCTAGAACAAGAGTCTCTGTACTCTTCAATGATCGTCGATCCATCAAGTATATGGAAAGACTACTCTAATATTGACATTCCAGCTCCAGCTGTTACTTCGGTTTATGTCCAAGTTTACGATATCGCTGCAGCAATGCATTGTAAAGTTGACGATACTGTTCCTGATCGTCGTACATGGGTGGCCATAGACAACGTATCTAATCCAATCAACAATACTACGCGTATAGGTAACTGGATTCCTATTTCAGTTGATTCATCATATGCCATTACGGTTTATGCAGGAGATCCCGCATCAAATGGTGTAATTTTAAATCAATACACAAATAATGAAGAGTGGGTTTTTGACTATGCTTCTGGTGTATTAACTTTTCCCAATAACGTTCCTCTTCGAGTTGCAACATCCGACATCTATATTGTTGGATGGACATATATTGGAGATACTGGAGCTGATTTTGGAGTTGGTGGTGGAGTTGGTATAGATACCTTTAATGGACTTACAGCTACCACTCAAACTCTTGCAACAAGTATTACTGGAACAACATTAAGCTGGGATTCTACTGGCTCAGCCCACACATTAAAGATTCCTCTTGCTGCAAGCTCACCTTCTGGTGGACTCGTAACATCGGGACAAGTGGCATCATGGAACGCTAAACAGGCCGCATTGGGCTATACCCCTTTAAGTGCTGTTGGCGTATCTTTTGCTAATGGAGCTCAAAATAGATTTTTCGATGATAGGGCAGATGAGGATGGTGGATCTCCATTTATCGTTAATGGAGCTATTCAATTAGATAATATTTCTGTAGCTCCCGCCTATCAAACTGGTGGTTATGTTCTTAGTGGTGTTCAGAATAAACTATATAATATTGGTGGAGTTCTATATTGGAATGGAGTTCAACTTGGAGCGGGATCTACAGCATCTACTAATCCTCCTCCTCCAATTACTGGAACGGCTTTTATTGGATCAGTTCCCCAAAGATATGCAAGAGAAGATCATACTCATGGATTTTCCGTAAACTCAACACCTGGATTTACTTTTTCTGGAACTTTAAATCAAACAGCAGCCAGCGTTTCTACTAATGGATACTTAACCTCCACTGATTGGAATACCTTCAATAGTAAAACTGGTCCTGGAACTCGTATTGTGGCTGGTTCTGGTATTATGATAAGTGGAGCATCAAATGGATATTTAACTAACAACGCCGTTATTACAATATCTAGTACCGGAGCTATGGGTACTCTTCAGGTTTTTCAGGGCGGAACGGGAAAGACATCAATTGGTCAATATAAGATTTTATACGGTTCTGGTGGTAATGCTTTTGGAGAACTAAGTCTTTCTTCTTATATGTCTGCTGTAGGTGGAACACTAACTTTAGTAGATGGACAAGTTCCGGTATCAAAATTAGCGATCACAGGAACAGCTACAAATACATATGTTCTAACTTCTGATAATGGTACTCCAACATGGATGGCCGCAACAGGAGGAGCTGGAACGAATACGCTAGAAACACCATCAGATGGCAGTTTTACAACAGGCGGAGCAATTCAAACCTGGACTGCTGGTGTTACAACCTATTCAGATGCTCTTGATGATCTTAATGAAAAACTTGCTTTATTAATGCCTTCTGGTCCTCCAAATCTTTCGACTTTAACTCTCAGTTTGACTGGAGCTATAAATAGTAAAACTTGGGCAGTGCCTGGAGCTTTGGATGTTTGGCTAGCAAATGGAGTCTCTGATAATACGGTAGGTGGAACATATTCTGCTGGCGCTCAAATATATGCTATTACGTCGAATTCAGTTACAGCTACTACATCTGGCAGTGGTTTTGGTAATGCTAACAGTGGTACAGTTACCTCATATGTTAATAATTCCGCAAGTGGCGCTATAGTTTTAAGTGAGTCCGACAATTCTGGTTCTGACAACACTCTTACTTTAGTTGAAGCTTCTTATGGGAATCCGTCCGGATTCTGGACAGCACTTTCTGCGACAATCACAAAAGGAAGTCTTGCTGCCGGTGTTCATAGACTTAAATTGACACATAGCTCGACAGGCTCTACTGCTGAAAGATATTTTGTTTATAATAGTAGTACCGTAACCGCTCCTGTCTCCACTATCAGCTCCGTAGCTCTTGGTTCTGGATCAACTTCATATAGTAGCGGCGTTCTTCATTATGCTCAAGGTACCACCCTTAATGTTACCGGTAGCGTAACTCAGCTAGTTTCTAAGGTATATCTTAGTGCTAAAAATATTGAACTTGGGTTTACTAATAGCATATCGACAGCAACAGACTGGCTCGCAATAACCGACACAGATATAGCTGGTATCCCAACTCAAGATGCTGCTTCTGTAACTTTCACATCTAAAGCATTAACAGCCTTAAATGGCACAGTTGCAGGAACTGGTCAAGTTAGAGCTAAAGGTAGGAATCCTTATCTTGAAGGATCTTATGGAAACGGATCGACACTAATTAATTACATGCCAACAAACGTAGCGGCAACATCATCTTTTATTCAGGAAACAAAAATACCTTTATCAGCTTTATTCTCTCCTCCAACAAGTGGGGTTTATGATACTGATGCAAAAAGAGTTTATATAGCTGCTGATGGCACTACGCCCGATACTCCAGCAAATAGTCCAGATATCAGTTCGTCTACAGTAACGAACTGGGATTCTAGTTGGGACCTAAGTGGAGCATCTTACTTACATCAGGCAGTTGTTGTTGGTGGAGCAGTTACAAAAAATACCACCAATTACTCTACTGGCTACTTGCCAGTTGGTCCTAACTATACCACTAAAAGTGCTACTCAATATTTTGATGTATATTTTAGACGTAAAGCAATATCATCATTTAAGATTGTTGTGACGGGGACTTATTCTGGAATGTGGGTTAAGGCATATGGCATTAATACCTTTACGGGAGTTTCTGCTGTTAATAATTGGTTAAATATGTTCGTCAATTATAGTGGTGCAGGAACTGCTGGTCCAGGATGTAATGATCCAAATTATGGGACACCATCAACTGGAGGTTCGGGAACGTACAAGTGCACGTTTGGAACAGCTAGTACATCTGATTCAGCTTCAAACATTGTTGTTATTAGATTTAAATTAACTGGCAGTGATAGTATCACTGGCCTGAGTATTATTCCCTAAACTTTTTTAAATGAGGATTATATGGATGAAAAGAGTAACATTTTATATAAAAGATATAACCCTCTTACGATTAGAGGAATTAGAAAAAGAACTTAATTTGGATAAGTCAGTTTTAGTTGACCGAGCCGTGTTCGCTTTAGAATATATACAGAAATATAAGAAACATAAATTAGACTCCAATACGGATAAATAAAAATGGCGATTACTGATCAGAAAATTTTTTATGTATATGAGCTTATCGATCCTAGAGATGGATTGTGTTTTTATGTAGGTAAAGGTAAAAATAATAGAATCTATAATCATGAGAAATCTGCTCGTAAGAATCTAAAACATAATAATCCATATCTACTTAATAAAATTAAAAAAATACTTAGTTTAGGATTAAATATTATTTATAATTTACCATATACAAATTTGACAGAAGAAGATAGCTTTAATAAAGAGGCGGAATTAATTGATTTTCATAATATCGATAATTTATGCAATATTGTTTCTGGTGGTGGTGGAATTTCTGGATTGAAACATTCTGTACAAAGTAAAGAAAAAATATCGAAGGCTTCTCTGAAACATTGGCAAGATCCCGATTTTAGACTAAAAATTATTAAGGCGACTACGGGTCATCAGTTATCCGAATCAACAAAATGTAAAATGTCAAAAGCTAAAAAGGGGAAAAAGCATACTAAAGAGCATAGTATTAATAACAGTAAGACCAAGAAAAAGGCATGGGAAGACTCAGATTATCGAGCTCATATGTCGGCAGTTCACAAGAACGTCTCTCCTGAGAGAAGACTTCAAATGTCCTTAGAAAAAAAAGGTAAAAAGCTTTCTGAAAAGACTAGAAATAATATGAAAATTGCTCAACAAAAAATTCATAAAGATCCAATATATAAAAAGAATCTATCGGTAGCCATTAAAAAGTGGTGGGATCAAAGAAAAGAAAAATCAATAGGTGGAGTTAACCATGATTAATGACTCAAAAAAGCTAGATTTCTTATGGAAGAAAACTATGTTTGGGGTTGCAGATACCTGGGCTCCAGATAGTAACGGACTTTCTAAGGATGCTACAAATGAAACAATTGCTTCACCGCCAATCATATTTCCCTCGAACATATGGTTAGAGGCCGCAAATATTTCTATTCCTGCTGGAGCATCTACTGCTTATATTCAGAAATACTCGGAAGGTACAGCAAATACCATTCTCTGTACCGAAGATATTTCTGTAAGTGGACATAGAACATGGAAGACAGGACTAACTAACTGGATTCCGCCATCTGTTGATCCTAGTTATCTTATTAC